AGCTTTTATTTTATTTACCGTTATCTGGTTCTGCATTTAAAAAAGTTTACTATGATCCTGCAGTTGGACGTGCCGTAGCACGGTTTGTTAAGTCAGAAGATTTAGTTGTTCCGTATTACGCAGTAGATTTATTAACTTCTCCTAGAATTACACACGTAATTCACATGAATGAGAATGAATTACGTAAATTACAACTATCGGGTTTTTATGTAGACACTGATATGGCGTCTCCAGGAAGCGGAATACAAGAAACAGACGTTGATGAAAAGCTAGATGAGTTACAAGGACTAACTAGAACTATAAATGATGAAGAATTTACGCTTTTAGAGATGCATGTTGACTTAGATTTAGAAGGATATCAAGATAAAGACGAAAACGGTGAAGAAACAGGCTTAGCGTTACCTTATATTGTAACTATTTGCAAAGATAACAACAAAGTTCTTGCAATTAGACCAAATTATGACGAAAAAGACCCTATGCGTAAGAAAATTGAACATTTTACGCATTATAAGTTCCTTCCAGGACTAGGTTTTTACGGTTTTGGGTTAATTCACATGATGGGAGGCTTAACTAAGTCAGTTACAGCGATTTTACGTCAATTAATAGACGCAGGAACACTTTCTAACCTACCAGCAGGGTTTAAATCACGCGGATTAAATATTCAAAAGCATGATGACCCGTTACAACCAGGAGAATGGCGTGATGTTGACGCTCCAGGCGGGAGATTGCAAGATGCTTTCCTTCCTTTACCTTATAAAGAGCCAAGCGGCACTTTAACTACGTTATTAGGAGCTTTAGTTGATTCTGGTAAAAGATTTGCGGCTACAGTAGAAAACCCAACAGGAGATGGCAACTCTGAAGCTCCTGTAGGAACAACCGTAGCACTTATGGAAAAAGGACAAAGAGTTATGTCCGCAATTCATAAAAGATTACATTATGCACAAAGATGTGAGTTTAAAATATTAAAAAGAGTGTTTGGTGAGTTTTTACCTGCTGAATATCCTTATCAAGTACAAGGGGCTTCAGAAAACGTATTTAAACAAGATTTTGATAATTCAGTAGATGTTATTCCTGTAAGTGATCCTAATATTTTTAGTATGACTCAAAGAATAACTTTAGCCCAAGCCCAACTACAAATGGCACAAGCGGCACCTGAATTACATGATTTGAGAGAATCTTATAGAAAAATGTATATAGCGTTAAATATTAAAGATATTGATGCGTTACTACCTCCAGAACAAGAAGTACCTCCACGTGACCCTATTAGTGATCAACAATCAGCTATGACTGGTAATCCTATAAAAGCTTATCCGTTTCAAAATCACGAAGCTTATATACAAGCACATAGTGCTTTTATGCAAAACCCGATGATACAACAAAACCCTGTAGCTATGCAAGCGATAGGTGCAAATATACAAGAACATCAGGCAATGCTATATAGACAACAAGTAGAACAAGCAATGGGACAACCGCTTCCACAACTAGACCAACCTATGCCGCCTGAAATGATGAACGAAATAGCTATGATGGCAGCACAAGCAACACAACAAGTTACAGGTCAAGCACAAGCGATGGCACAAGCCGCAGCAGCAGCACAACAAAACCCACAAATGGAAATGTTCCAGCAGCAGTTACAATTAGAAAAAGAACAATTAATGCAAAAAACAGAAGATGATGCAAGAGATGCACAACTAGCTGCTATGAAAACTGAATTAGATGCACAAATTAAACGTGAGAAGATAGAAGCGGATTTAAGAGTACAAGACACTAAATCTGCTATAGAATTACAAGAATTAGAGCTGAAAGCGAAAGCCGACGCTGATAAAAACTATAACGAACTGGTAAAAACAGTTAGGGATAGTAGAAATCAAAATGGAGAAAAATAATGCGAGAGTATTACGACGACAAGATGAAAGCCTATCCGTCACCTTCAAAAAAGGCTAATAGACCTGCACCTAGTGAACCAGCAATGGTTGATAGCACTAAAACTAAGTCTGTTACTGCTGGCGAAGTAAACACTGACGCAAAAGGCAAGGTTGTCGGTAAAGAGTCTAAAGTAAAGGCTGCTTACGGACAAACTAAAGGACTTCTTTGGTATAATTACATTAAGTAAATGGACTATATCTTAGCTACGGAGCATTTGCTTCGTAAATATCGTGAGAGAAAAGAAGCTCTCACGCAAACGTTAGCTTCTGGAAGTGTTGAGAATTTTGAACAATACCAAAGGATAGTTGGCGAAATAGCGGGTTTGAGTTTCGCTGAACAGGAAATTCAAACTTTACATTCTAATATGGAGGATGCAAATGACGAATAAAGTCGAAACAAAAACTGTTCCTGATAGAGTAAATAATTTTGGTAGTGGAGGAGCTGCTGCTTTAGCACAAGCAGATGAGCCTATAATCACCCCCGATAACTTAGACTCTCATGCGGAATCGTTACCACGTCCAACGGGGTATCGTATTTTAATATTACCTTTCACACAATCTTCTGTGACCAAAGGCGGCATACATTTAGCTAAAGCAACTGTTGACAAAGAAAGACTTGCAACGGTAGTTGGTTATGTTGTCGAAATGGGACCAGACGCTTATAGTGACCCGCACAAGTTTCCTGAAGGAGCTTGGTGCAAAAAAGGTGATTGGGTAATTTTTGGTAGATATGCTGGAGCTCGTTTTCAAATAGAAGGTGGCGATATGCGACTTTTGAATGATGACGAAATTTTAGCAACTATTGATGATCCCGAAGCAATTTTATCATAACAATCTTGAGGAGGACTCATGCAAAATAATGAAGCAGAAAAAATAGAACTAGAACTTCCCGAAGGCGAAGTTGACGTAAGAGAAGCAGATGTTGATAATTCAATTAAAGACGAAATAGTTGAAGAACAACCTGTAGAAGAAGAAGCTCAACCAAAAGACGAGCTAGATCAGATTAGTGAATCAGTACAAAAACGTATTGATAAACTAACCTATAAGATGCGAGAAGCAGAAAGACAGCGAGATGAAGCCGTTAATTACGCTCAAAGTGTTAATCAAACAGCATCTACTTTAAAAGAAAAATTAAAGAATTCAGACTCTTCCCTTTTCAAAGAGTATGATAATAGAGTACAATCTGAAATAGCGGGAGCTAAACAGCTTTTAAAAGAAGCTCAAGAAGTGGGAGATAGTGCAGCAGTTGTAGAAGCAACTGAAAAACTTTCTAGAGCAAGTGCCGAAGCAGAAAATCTTAGAAGATTATCAGCTCAGCAACAGCTTAGAGAGAAAAATCAACCTCAAGAAGTTCCTGTAGAAGCGTATAAGCCTACGTTACAGCCTCAGGCTGCTGGACCTGATCCAAAAGCAGAGGAGTGGGCAAAACGAAACACATGGTTCGGAGATGACCAAGCAATGACGTTTGCAGCATTTGGAATACATAAAGAATTAGTTGAGGGAGGGATAGACCCGACTTCAGATGCTTATTATGCCGAAGTTGATAAACGTATGGCTGAAAATTTTCCACACAAGTTTTCTAACGAGCAATCTGCCCCCGTGCAACAGGTTGCTGCCAGTAGCAGAGGTGCTAGTGGTAAAAAATCATCACGCAAAATCAAGCTCACACCAAGTCAAGTAGCAATAGCTAAAAGATTAAATGTGCCGCTAGAAGAATATGCTAAGCATATCGAAGGAGTATAAAATGACAGATGAAATGAAAGTCAAAACTGATCGTAACTCACGATCTGCCGAGACACGAGACTCTCAAACTCGCAGAACGCCTTGGAAACCCCCGTCAATGTTAGACGCACCAGAAGCTCCTCCTGGATATCAATTCAGGTGGATTAGAGAAGCTACTAGAGGGATAGATGATAAATCTAATATGTCTAAACGTATTAGAGAAGGATATGAGCCTGTGAGAGCAGAAGATTATCCTGATTTTGAAGCTCCAACTGTAGATAGCGGAAGTAATAAAGGAGTAATTGGGGTTGGAGGTTTAATCCTCGCTAAAGTACCTGTTGAAACCGCCGAAGAACGCACAGCGTATTTTCAAAACCAAGCAAAAACTGCTATGGACGGTGTAGACCAGAACTATATGCGAGAAAGCGACGCTAGAATGCCTATAAAAGATAGTGATATCCAAAGGACTTCTAAAGTTGCTTTCGGTAGTAAACCTACCGACAAAGGAAATTAATAATAACAATGTATATAAGCAAAGGAGACAATCATGGCTAATACAAATAAACCAGATGGTTTTACTCCCGCATATCATATGTACGGTGGTGTTATTCGTCCTGCTAAAATGAGAATTGCTAGTGCAACTAACGCATCAATATTTTCAGGTGATGTAGTTAATCTATCTAGCGGATATGTCATTCAAGGCACGGCGACTGGTACTCCTGCAGGTGTATTTTACGGGGTATACTATACCGCAACTGACGGTACTCCTACTTTCTCGAAAGTATGGACTGCTGACACTGCGACACTAGGAAGTGCCGATGCAGAAGCTCTCGTTTATAACGATCCTGGCATCGTTTACGAGGCTCAATTTACAGCAGGAACACCTGCCGTAAGCTTCATCGGTAACAAATACACTCTCTCCACTACTGCTGGTTCTACAACCAACGGTAGATCAAAAGAGGGTGTGACTGCAACAACATCAAGTGGTGTAGCGTTATGTGTTGGATTCGCTTCGCAACCAAGCAACTCAATAGGTGCTTATGCGAGAGGATTATTCACATTCCCTACTAACACATTTGCTGTATAATCTAAGGAGAATAAATAATGGCAATTAATAGAGCCCAACTAGTCAAAGAACTAGTACCCGGACTCCATGCTCTCTTTGGATTAGAGTATGAGAGATACAATAACGAGCACGAAGACATCTTCGACACCGAGAGTTCTGAAAGAGCATTCGAGGAAGAAGTAATGTTAAGTGGGTTTGGTGAAGCACCGACTAAAGGAGAAGGAGCAGCGGTCATTTATGATACAGCTCAAGAATCCTGGACATCACGTTTCACACACGAGACCATAGCATTAGCGTTTGCGTTGACAGAAGAAGCGATCGAAGACAATCTCTACGATACACTATCTTCAAGATACACAAGAGCTTTAGCTAGGTCTATGCAACAAACTAAACAAGTGAAAGCAGCTAACGTATTAAACAATGCGTTTAGTTCTTCATATGTTGGTGGAGATGGAAAAGAGCTTTGTGCTACAGACCACCCTACTGTTGCTAACGTGGATCTAAAAAATGAGTTGACTACTGCAGCTGACTTAAACGAGACTTCTCTTGAACAAGCGTTGATTGACATCGCTGATTTCAAAGATGAGAGAAATCTTAAAGTTAATGCACAAGCGAAAAAATTAATTATTCCGCCTGCATTACAGTTTGTTGCTGATAGACTCATGGAAACTCCTGGAAGAGTTGGTACTTCAGATAATGACATCAACGCAATCAGAAACATGGGAATGATTTCTGAAGGCTATGTTGTAAATCATTATCTAACAGATACTGATGCTTTCTTTATCAAAACTGACGTACCTAACGGATTAAAACATTTCGTTAGAACACCTGTATCAACTAGTATGGAAGGCGACTTCGAAACTGGTAATGTTAGATACAAGGCAAGAGAACGTTACAGCTTTGGTTGGAGTGACTGGAGAGGTATTTTCGGTTCCCCTGGAGCATAATTCACTTATGTGAAAAATTAAAGGGACCTTCGGGTCCCTTTTCTTTTGTAGACGAATGATATACAATCATAAGGACTAGGATTATATTAACTTGTTTTATCAACTGACCTAGCAGACAAGCCGAGATGATAAGACTTATTTCCGTAGGAGGAAATTATGGCAAATTCGACTTTTAACGGACCAGTCAGGTCTGAAAATGGTTTTAAAACCATTGACGTAAACTCATCAACAGGAGCAGTTACTGACGGTTTAGTAATAAACTCAGATGGTAATGTCTATACTGATAATGGTGGGCATATTCAATATGCAGCTACCACAGGATATGGACCTGCTGATTTAATTATAGGTAAGGGTGGTAGTCAATACGGCACAGCTAACCCTTATGCAGAAAGTGCTACACAGTTGTTTCCATTAGGAAGCACATTAGTTTACGGTAACAACGTTTATCGTTATGTTGAAATAGGTGGAACTGCGGTAACAGCAGGTAAACTGCTACAACATAAAGCTATTGTTTCTGATCATGCAAACATGACTGCAACAGCAGCAGTAGCAGCAGGTGAAACAGCTATTTCTGTAGAAACAGGTGGAACTGACCTAACACTTAACCAATACGCAGACGGTTATCTTTGGGTTAATGATGTAAACGGTGAAGGTCAAATGCTTAGAGTAAAATCTAACCCAGCACACGATCACTCAGCAGATCCATCAGTAGTTATCACTTGTTATGATGCACTTGCAACTGCATTAACAACAAGCTCACAACTATCTTTAATTGAAAATCCTAACACAAACCTTATTGTTGCACCAGCAACAGAAACAGGTGCGTTAATGGGGGCTACAGTTATTGATATGACAGCAGACTATTTTGGTTGGGCTGTTATTAAAGGACCCGCAGCTTTACTGACTGTAGGAACTCTAGTTGTAGGTAATGCAGCAGTTAGATCAGGCGGTACTGCAGGAGGAGTTGCTCCAGCAACAGATAACGTTTTACAAGAAGTTGGTGACGTTATGGCTGTTTCAGCAAGCACTGAGTATTCATTGATTAATATGAATTTAGGCTAGGAGTAAACTATGGCAGACGCAGTTACAAGTCAAAAAATTGTAGATACTGATAGGAAGCTAGTTTATAAATTCACTAATATCTCTGACGGCACAGGAGAATCTTCTGTTAATAAAGTAGACGTCTCTGGACTGAACACTAATAACGAAGGAGAAACCTGTACGAGAGTAACTTTATCGCAACTATGGTATGACATAGGCGGTATAAGAGTAACTCTTGAATGGGATGCGACGTCTAATGTTGTTTGTACTGTCTTAGGAGGAAGTGCAGCAGCAGGAGTAGTTTCAGGTCATATGGATTTTAGAGAATGGGGCGGTATTCCTAATAACGCAGGTAGTGGTATAACTGGCGATTTAGATTTAACGACTCATGGACACACTAACCATGATCATTACACTATAGTAGCCGAATTTGTTAAAAGTTATTAATAATGGCTACGTCAGGAACTCGTGCATTTAGTTTAGATGTAGCGACCGCAATAGAAGAAGCATACGAGCTTGCAGGATTGGAAGCTCGTACTTCTTATGATGCAGTCACAGCTCGTCGTTCTATGAATATTATGTTTGCCGATTGGTCAAACAGAGGTATTCAAATGTGGGAAGTTTCTAAAGTAGAGCTTACGCTTACTGAAGGAACTAGTGAATATACAATCAATTCTTTTGATATAGACATCTTAGATGCATATATCCAAAGAACGGTTAACGATACAGTTACTGATTATACTTTAGACAGAGTAGATAGGAATGAGTTTGTTAATATTCCTAATAAAGCAACTAAGGCTAGAGCAACTGAGTATTGGTTAGAAAGGCTAAAAAGTCCTGTTATACATCTTTATCCAACACCAGAGAACTCAACCGACAAACTCATTTACTATGTTTGGAGAACTATAGAAGACTCTTCTGCTCAAATCAATGATGTTGATATACCTACTAGGTTTATGCCGTGTTTAGTTTCAGGATTGGCTTATTATATTTGTTTAAAAAAGAATATACAGAAACTTCCTATAATGAAAGAACAATACGAACAAGATTTAAGAAACGCTATGAGGTACGATGAAGACCGCTCTCCTTTAAGAATTGTTCCTAAACATGAGTATATATAATGGCACATGCTTCAGGTAAATACGCTTACTTTATCTGTGACACTTGTGGTTTTAGATACCCCTATAAAAAAGCTAAAGGTAATTGGGAAAATTTTAGAACGTGTTCTGAATGTTACGAACCTAAACATCCACAACTTGATCCACCACATATAACGGCAGACGCAGAGTCTTTATGGAAACCTAGACCTGATGTTCCTTTGCCGCAAAGCCAATTAGGAGTTATAATCACTACAAACGCAGGCAGTGGAATGACTTTTGCTTCGGACCCAATAGGAACTGATTTTGATGGTTTTGGAGCAACTACTGAAATAGGAAACGTAACGGTGAATACATAATGGCAGGATTTACATATAGCGGATTAAAAACAGCAGTACAAAATTATTTAGATAATACTGAAACAACTTTTGTTAATACGTTAGACACCTTTATACAAACAACAGAAGAACGTATTTTAAAATCGGTACAACTTCCTGTGTTTCGTAAAAATGTAACAGGTAGTGCTACTGCTGATGTTGAATATTTACAAACACCAGACGATTTTTTATCACCTTTTAGTTTAGCTGTAATAGATTCAAGCAATAACTACACCTATTTACAACTTAAACACGTAACCTGGATCAGAGACTATACACCAGCACGAGCCACAACAGGGCAACCCATTTACTATGCTTTATTTGATAACAACACTTTTATACTGGCACCTACTCCACCAAGTGCATTAAGTTTCGAATTACATTACAACTACAGACCTGCTTCTTTAACCACTGTAGGTGATAGTAATCAAAGTTGGTTATCTGAAAACGCCCCTAATGCTATGTTATACGGTTCTTTAGTAGAAGGAGCTGTTTTTATGAAAATGTCACCAGACACGATTATGATGTACGAACAAAAATATCAAGAAGCATTAGCTATGTTAAAACTTTTAGGTGAGTATAAAGACGTAAGAGATGAAGCTAGAAACGATCAAATAAAAATAATGCCGCAAGGAACGACAAATGTTTAGTGTAGATGTATCAAGTAGTTTAGGAAAAGTTGGAGTTCAAACAACAGAAAACAAAGGTTTAAGTCCAGAGTATTGGACTGAAAGAATAATGGAACGACTAGTTGCGGTTAGTGATAATGCAGATCCTATGGTAAAAGCACAGGCTGAAGCGTTTAAAGAAACTATACAAAAAGTCGTTTTGTTGTATATGAAACAAGCTATATTAAGCGATAGAGCGACTGTAGCAGGTTTACTAGAAAAACAAGGTCATAAAGAAATGGCTGATATTATAAGGAGGCTATAATGGCAATAACCCAAGCAATGTGCACTTCATTTAAAGTAGAACTGTTGAAAGGCGTACATAATTTTACAAACAGTTCTGGAAATACATTTAACTTGGCACTATACACAAGTAGTGCTAGTTTAGGTGCAAGTACAACTGCTTATACAACAAGTAATGAAGCAAGTGGAACTAACTATACTGCAAAAGGCGGTGCTTTAACAAACGTAACACCAACATCTTCAGGAACAACAGCGTTAACTGATTTTGCTGACCTTACGTTTTCAAATGCCACTGTAACTGCAAACGGAGCAATGATCTTTAATGATAGTGCTTCAGGAGACCCTGCGGTTGCAATTTTAGCATTTGGCGGAGATAAAACTTCTACAGCAGGAGATTTTACTATTCAATTTCCAGCTGCTGATGCAAGTAACGCGATAATAAGAATCGCGTAGTTTAGCTTATGGCTAATATTAACGGTTGGGGTAGAGGTACTTGGGGTCAACTAACCTTTGGTGAACCACTTCCTGTAGCCGTTACAGGAGTAGTCGGAACTACAGCACTAGATGATGGTACTGCAGTTCAAGCGGCAGCTGTTACAGGTGTTTCAGCAGTCGCGTCAGCTAGTACACTAGGTGACGAATCAGTATCTGCTGCTGCTAATGTAGCCGTTACAGGAAACGTAGGAACTTCGGCATTAGGTACGGAGTCGTTAAGTACTAACAACAACCTGGATGTTACAGGTTTTGCTGGTACAAGTGCTTTAGGAAGTGTGACGCCTACAGCAGACGCAATAGTCACGATTACAGAAGGTTTTGGGTTAACCTCTGCACTGAACACAGTTAATGTTTGGGGACAGGTAGCACAAGGGGTATCAACAACGTATACTCCTGTTTCCACCACTCAAACACCAAATTGGCAAGAAGTTGCTTAATATTTATGAAAAATAAGGTATAATCAAAACGGAGACTGAAAAATGGCAAGTACATATGTTAACAACCTAAGATTAAATGAGATGGCTACTGGAGATGCCAGTGGAACTTGGGGAACAACAACTAACACTAACTTAGAGTTAATCGGAGAAGCGTTAGGCTATGGCACAGAAGCCATAACAACAAACGCAGACACACATACATCAACAGTAGCTGACGGTGCTTCTGATGCAGCAAGAGCTATGTATGTTAAATACACAGGAACATTAGACTCAACCTGTACTATTACTATTGCACCTAACACTATGAAAAGAGTGCAAATTATTGAAAACGCTACTTCAGGCTCTCAGTCAATAATAATCAAACAAGGAACAGGAGCAACTGTAACTATTCCGACAGGAAGAGTATCTGTTGTTTATTTAGATGGAGCAGGTTCAGGAGCAGCAGTAGTAAATGCTTTTACTGATTTAGATTTAGCAGGAACACTTAGTATCGCAGGTAATGTTGCAGCAGCAGCAGACATGACGGTAGGAGACGATTTAACTTTATCTTCAGACGCAGGTGTTTTGGGTTTCGGTGCTGACACTGATGTAACATTAACACACGTAGCTGATACAGGTTTATTATTAAACAGCACAAGACAATTACAATTCGGTGACTCTGGTACATACATACATCAATCAGCAGACGGAGTATTAGATTTAGTTTCTGATACTGAAATAGAAATAAACGCTACCACTATTGATATAAACGGTGCTGTAGATATTTCAGGCAATGCTTTAGTAAGCGGTGAAGTACAAACAGCTAATATAGGCTATACAGATGGCGACAACGCTATAACGATTGCTGATGGCGGCGGTATTACTGCAGCAAACGGTATTACTTCTACAGCAGCCGCTAACACTTTTGGAGCTACATCATTTAACGATGCCGATATAACTAATGTAGGTTCAATAGCTTTAGACACTATAACTAATGATGGTACAGATATAACTCTTGATTCAAGTGGAGATATTATTCTTGATGCTGATGGGGATAATATTTTTTATAAAGCGGGAGGTTCTAGCTTTTATTCAATTTCTAATGTAAGTGGAGATTCATATTTAGGCGTAGAACAATCAGATAAAGATTTAGTAATTAGGGGTAATGATGGTGGTTCAACAATCACAGCTCTTACCCTTGATATGTCTGATGCAGGTGCAGCTACATTCAATGGAGTAGTAACAGCAGATGCAGGGGTAAAAATAGATAATATTACTATTGATGGCACAGAAATAGATTTATCAAGTGGTAGTCTAACTATAGATGCACATACAGATATTATTCTTGATGCAGATAGTGGTGTGTGGAGATTTAAAGATGATGGCACAACTTTAATGCAATTTGCAAAAGATGGTGCGACTATGAAAATATATAGTGCTGTTTCTGATGCAGATATTATTTTTCAAGGTAATGATGGTGGTTCTACAGTTAATGCCCTTACCCTTGATATGTCAGCAGCAGGTGCAGCTACATTTAACAATAAAGTTACAGCAACAGAATTAGAAATAGCAACTTCAGCTTCAGATGTAGGAGTTGATTTAACACTTAATGGTAATAAATCATCTAATGGTGCGGTAGCTAGTATTACTTTTGAAAACAATACTGATAGTGTATCTATGATAAGAGCTAGTAGAGTAGGTGGCAATAATGATGCTGCTGATTTAAGTTTCTTTACACAAGCTACAGGTGGTTCTAACTCTGAACGAATGAGAATTAGATCCGATGGTGGTGTAGCAATCGGACTTGAGAATGATGGTTATAGTTCCCAAATACTTTCAGTAAAAGCAGGTAGTGGCGATGAAGTTCTTTTTGGAGAAAGCACAGATGCTAATTGTTTTGCTTCATTTAGAGATAATAGCAGCTCAGCGAATATAGAATTTGGAGCTATAGCGAACGCACACATACTTAGATCAGACACTACAGTAAGAATAAGAGTGGATGGCGATGGACTTAAATTTGGTAGTGATACAGCAGCAGCTAATGCTTTAGATGATTATGAAATAGGAACGTGGACACCAACGCTTATTGGAAGTACAACTAACCCTGTATACGGAACAAGTACTGCGGTTGGTGATTATGTCAAAGTAGGAGATATAGTACATGCTACTTTTCTTATAATAGTCACTTCTGTAAGTAATGTGGGAGCTGGCAACAAGTCTGTCGATGGATTGCCATTTACTAACAATCAAAACTCATATCAGCAAGTAGGTACGATTGGATATAATGACGTTTGGCCAGACGCCGTCACAAGATTTTATATGACAGGGGGTAATTTAACGATTATGCCCACAGGTGTAACGCAAAGTAACTATACAGGTGACGTGACCACAGGATATTTTGCTGGACAAATATCTTTTCAAACCAGTGATTAATGAAATTTTATGTTGAATGGATGTTTAACATGGACAGGTGCAATAAAGCACGATAATAAATAGGAGAAGAAATGGCATTAGTAAAAGAAACAGTAGTTGACAAAATATCTTCGTTAGAAAACGGAGTTATTCATATAAGAACAGCTACGATTGTAAAAGAAGGAACAGACGCTAAAGGATATACTGAGCTTAGCAGAAGTTTTCATAGACATGTCTTAGAGCCTAGACTTAAAAATGATTCTGGTTGGTATGACCCAGATATCAGCGGAGAAGACTCTAAAGTTCAAGCAATAGCAAACGCTACTTGGACAACAGACATTAAAAATGCTTATGAAACTTGGAATTACGGCGAATAATTTTTAATTATTAAACTAACCACACCGACAAGTGTGCATAAAACCATAGGAGGATTATATGGATAATAAAGAAACTGTCAAACAAGAAGAAAATAAAGCTGTTATAGGTGATAAAGAAATATTAGAGTCAGAAATGACTCCTGAACAACAATATCTTGCTAAACAAATAACAGACCTAAGAAACAAAAAAGCAAAAATAACATTTGATTTAGATCAAATCGAAGCTGCTTTAAATGTTTTTCAAAACACTTTTATACAGTCTACACAAGAAGTAGCTGATGAAATATTAAAAGATGAAAACACACAGGAGAAAAAATGAGTATCTTAAAAATTATAATGATAATTAACGCTATTGTTACAATAGCAAGTTTAATTGCAGCACTTACACCTACACCAAAAGATGATAACTTTTTTAAAAAAGTTTATTCTATCATTGATTTATTTGCAATAAACATAGGTAAAGCAAAGGATAAATAGTGGCTACAGTTAAAGACGCATTAGCAGAACTAAATGCACACGAAAGAGAATGTGCAATTCGTTACGAATATATAGAAAAAAGACTTGACGAAGGCTCTGCAAAGTTTAAAAGACTCGAAATGCTTCTTTGGGGAATATATCCATTTATAGTAGGATCAATCATCCTAGCTAAGTTTTTATAGGAGCATTAAATGCCTCTGCAAAAACTTTTATTTAAACCAGGAATAAATAAAGAAGGAACCGCTTACTCTAATGAGGGGGGATGGTTCAATTCTAATCTAGTGCGTTTTCGTAAAGGATTACCAGAAAAAATAGGTGGGTGGATAAAAGCCTCTAGTAATTCTTTCAAAGCAACAGGTAGAGCACTTCACGCATGGGTTGATTTAAACGGCACTCGGTATCTTGGATTAGGCACTACTTGGAAATATTACGTATTAGATGGTTCGACTTTTCATGATATAACACCAATACGTGCAACAACAACTAACGGTATTACTTTTGCAGCAACTGATGGTTCTGCTACAATAACAGCAACAGATTCAAGTCATGGAGTAGTTACAGGAGATTTTGTAACTATTTCAGGAGCTGTAAGTTTAGGAGGGAATATTACAGCCTCTGTTTTAAATCAAGAATACCAAGTTGTTTCAGTCCCCAGTACAAATACATTTACGTTTACTGCAACAGCCACAGCAAATTCTAGCGATAGTGGTAACGGTGGTTCTGGTGCAGATGCTGTTTATCAATTAAACGTTGGTTTAGATGTTTATGTTCCCTCTACTGGGTGGGGATCTGATTATTGGGGAGCAGGAACATGGGGCAGTGTATCTGCACTAGGTGCAACAAATCAGTTACGTATTTGGACACATGATAATTTTGGCGAAGATTTAATAATTAATGCTCGTGGTTCTGGTGTTTTTTATTGGGATGAAAGTTCTGGGGTAGAAACGAGAGCAGTGGCTTTATCAGACCTTACAGGAGCAAACCTAACTCCTACACTAGCATTACAAGTTATGGTTTCAGACGTAGATAGACATGTTATTTGTTTTGGTGCAGATCCTTTAAACGATTCAGGAACCGCTAGAACTGGAGCAATAGACCCAATGTTTATAGCATGGAGTGACCAAGAAAATGTTACGCAATGGGAACCATTACCAACAAATACAGCAGGTTCTTTTAGACTCTCAGCAGGTTCTGCAATAGTAGGTGCAGTAAGAGCAAGACAAGAAACTTTAGTTTGGACAGATACGTCATTATATTCAATGACTTTTGTAGGTCAACCGTTTACTTTTTCAGTTAATTTAGTTAATGAAGGTGTAGGTCTTGTTGGACCTAATGCTATGGTAAACACTCCTAAAGGTGTTTTTTGGATGGATAAAAAAGGTTTTTATACCTACACAGGACAAGTTCAAGAATTGCCTTGTTCTGTTACTGATTATGTTTTTAGTGATATTAACCAAACACAAAGTTATCAAATATTTGGTTTTGTTAATAAAGCTTTCGATGAAGTTGGTTGGTTTTATTGTTCAGAGGATGAAACAGTTATAGATAAATACGTTACGTATAATTACGAAGAAAATCTTTGGATGATAGGAAATCTTTCTAGAACCTGTTGGTTAGATGAAGGTATTTTTCCAGACCCTAAAGCAACTTCTTCCTCTAATGATGTTGGATATCTTTATAATCATGAATCAGGGGTAGACGCCGACGGCTCTGCCATGACTAACGTGTTTATAGAGTCTAGTGATTTTGATTTAGGAGAAGGAGACGAATACCAATTTATTAGTAAAGTTATTCCTGATATTAAATTTACAGGTAACGCTGATACAGGTGCTAGTGGGCAAACTTTAGATATCGTTTTAAAACGAAGAAATTATCCAGGAGAAGATTTAACTACGGCTGTAACAGGAGCTTGTACTTCAGTTACTACTAAAATAGACACTAGAGTTAGAGGAAGACAAGCAGTGCTAAGACTACAATCTAACGATACAGATACAACAGTTATTGGAATGAGTTTTAGAGCGGGAGCTACACGTATAGAAACCCAAGCAGACGGTAAAAGATAATGGCTAAGTTATTAGAAACAAAACTTCCTGTAGCTATAGGACCTATTGATCCAGCATTATTTAATCGTTTAGTTAGAGTATTAGAATTAAGTTTAAATAAAGTTGATGTAAATTCAACTGTAAATGTTAATGAAACAGAAAGAAATCTTAGTCAGTTTAATACTGGCGATATTATTTGGAATTTAGCGACACAACAATTACAGTTATGGACAGGAACACAATGGGTAGATATATACAAAGGCTCCGAAAACGGGGTAGAGGGTATTTCTCAATTAGGACAAATAAGTGTTTCGACTGGTGGGGACACAACAATAGTGATAGGGGACATAGCGTCTGGCTACGGAACCGAAAACTGGTACACGTAAGGAGACGAGTTATGGATATGAAAAAACTACAAAAAGAATTAACTTTTGATGAGGGCTGTATCGATAAAGTTTATCTAGATCATCTAGGTTATCCAACATTTGGTATAGGTCATTTAATATTAGAAACAGACCCTGAGCATGGTCAAGACGTTGATACGCCTGTATCTGAAGAAAGAATAACAGAGTGTTTTGAAAAAGACATACAAAACGTGATTAATGATTTAGATAGAAACATGATTTGGTGGAAAAATTTACCAGAAGATTTACAAAGAGTTATGGCTAATATGTGTTTTAATTTAGGTATAACTAGATTATTAAAGTTTAAAAAGTTTTTAAGTGCAATGGAAAACCATAATTGGGATAAAGCTGCAGTTGAAATGTTAGATAGTCGTTGGGCTAAACAGGTAGGTCCACGAGCTATAAGATTAAAAGATAGAGTTTTAAATGGAGAAAACTTATGATGAAAAAAGCTAAATACATGAGAAAAGGTGGAGCAATAAAAAGCTCTAAATATAAGAAAAAAGGCGGCTCTAAGAAAAGAGTCATGAAAAAGAAGAAAAGCAAGAAGAAGTAAGTGCCTTCCCTCATAAGTAATATCCCTCATTTTAAATGTTGGGTACGTAGGGAATTTACTGCTAATCACCAAAAATATCATGGTGAGTTTCTTCATGCAATAGCTTTTGCTGTGAACACTATTCCAGATAGGTCGTTAAGTTTTCAAGTTGTTTTTACAGGTTGTGAAACAGAATATGATGATTGGGAAGAAGGAAATATACACGGAGGAGCTATGTGGGCTAGAATGCCAATACAGGGATTAATAGCTGATATTCCTGTTGAAGACTGGGCTATTCCTATGGAAGACCATATAGCACAACCTTGGGATTGTGAATCAAGAGACCATTCTGTTATAGTTATGGATAGAGTTAGTTCTAGTCCATGGCTTTGCAAAATAGACGGAAAGTTTTATACTGGTAAGTATATGTTTACGGTGGACTATACAAATAACGCTATTGCTGATTGTCCCGCACAACATAAACAATCTCATGTATTATATATAACTGAAGATTGCGAATGGAAAGGCAACATAGTTGCTTTACCTAATAACAGGGTAAGAGCGACTAGTCCTGCGTTATGGGTGACTGGAGAAGGAGCACCTGACTTTACTCCTTCACAACACACTCACTCTGCAGAAGGACATGAGAGTTATCTAGACCCATCAATAACTTTTAATAATTTATATGAGGATTAAATATGGCAGCAAAAAAGAAAACACATAAAACTAAAGACGGCAGAATAGCTAAAAAAGGTCTTTATTACAACATAAATAAAAAACGTAAAGAAGGCAGAAAAATGCGTAAAAAAGGAGCTAAAGGTGCACCAACAGCGGCTGCTTTTAAACGTTCTGCTAAAACAGCTAAAAAACCTAAAAAGAAAAGTAAGAAAAAATAATGGCTAAAAAACGTAAAGAAAAGTCTATAAGACGTACCACTAAAGGTAAAGGTGCAAATTACCGTCCTACTAAAAGTGGGGCAGGCATGACTAAGAAAGGCGTTAAAGCATATAGAAAAAAGAATCCTGGAAGTAAATTAAAAACAGCTGTAACAGGAAAAGTTAAAAAAGGAAGCAAAGCAGCAAAAAGAAGAAAGTCTTATTGTGCTAGAAGTGCAGGACAGATGAAGAAATTTCCTAAAGCGGCTAAGAATCCTAATTCAAGATTGCGACAAGCAAGAAAAAGGTGGAAGTGCTAATGTATGAATATGGTTGTACGGTTGAAAGAGTTGTTGATGGGGACACTATTGACGTTGTTTTGGATCTTGGGTTTGACATTAGGTTTAAGTCTCGTGTTCGTTTATATGGTATTGATACTCCCGAGTCACGTACTCGTGACAAAGATGAGAAAGTTAGAGGAAAAATGGCTGCGACTTTCTTAAAGAATGCTGTAGATAAGGGAACTAAAATTGTTATAGAAACTAAATTAAAAGATTCTAGAGGTAAATACGGCAGAGTTTTAGGTAATGTTATTGTTGATGGATTAAATATTAATGAAACTATGGTAATAAATCATTTAGCTGTTGCTTACTTTGGTCAATCTAAAAATGATGTAGAAGCAGAGCATTTAATCAATAGGGAAAAGTTAATAGAACTAGGGAAATTTACACCCGTAGAGGATTAGTATGGAAGAAAAAATAATAGATGAAACAATAAAAAGAAAACTAGAACTTGATATAGATGTCACGTCTAAAAACGATGGTGATAATCCTTATATAAAATGGGTGCATCTAGCTAAGACTATAGATGCTTGGCGTATTTTTCCTAGAGTGTTTGTTAGTGTTTATATTGTTTTATTGTATAAAGTAGTTATTTGGTTTATGGAACTGCCAGAACCTAATTTAGAACAAGCAGGTCTTGTGTCTATCGTTGTAGGAGCTATGGCAGCAGTGTTTGGAATATATGCAGGAACATCAGGGCAAAGTAAAAAATTTAAAGGAGAAGACAAGTGAAAGTATTTGCTACTGAATTTAAGGTCGGAGATGAAATATACGACGGACCATATATTTATGCTAATTCTTTTGAAGAAGCTGAAATGGAAGCAGTAGTTTATGGTGTTATTGTTGTTGGTATAGTAACCGCTATTATTAATAACGAAGAAGGTACAGAATGGAACAGGGTTTTGCATTAATAGCCGAAGTTGGCGTTCCTATTGCAGGTGCGTTAGTCATGGCGTATTTTATATTTTTAATTATGAAACAACTTATGGGTGGTTTAGTTGATGAAATAAAAACAGTTCAAGGTATTACTAAAATGTTAATTACCAGAGCGTCTATTATGAATAACGACATGATAAGAATAGATACAAGCGTATCGAGTGCATTAAACATAGCACCAGACCTAGACAGGATAGCAAGAGCAGAAAATTTTGTAGAAGATGGAAAGATAGATGCTAGAAGGGATTAATGGATGTAGCTCAATTAATAGCAGATTTTGGTTTTCCTGTAGTGATGGTGGTAGGACTGGGTTACTTCGTTTATTATGTATGGCAAACGATAACGAATACAATAGACCCAGCAGTGCAAGAAATGAAAGGCACAATTATAAGATTAACAGATCAACTTCGTTTATTAGACCAAGACATGATACGATTACAACAAAAAGTCAATACAGTATTACAGCTAAAAGAGCAGGAGGTATTGAATGACAATAAAAAAGAAAAGAGGACGACCAAGCAACGCGGAACTAAAACAAAGAAAACAAGAAGCTGAAAAAGTTTTAATTGCTCGTATAGTCGGTGTTATTGGTGTAGTTTTATTAGGAGCTATATTTGTTCAAAATGTTTGGTCTGACCAAATAGTACATAAATTTAAATCACCTAGTTTTAACGGAGTTGGTACATCATCACATTACCTAACGATAGAGAATCAAGAATTTAGTCGTAAACTTACACTCAAAGAAGAAATAAAAGCGTTACAAGACGAAATTAAAAGAGAAAAAGAAAATTCTACTCTTGCAAGATTTATGCGTAATCTTGAATCAAGAGTGTATGCTGAGTTATCTAGACAGTTAGTGGCAAACCTGTTTGGGGAAACACCTCAAAATTCAGGTACAATAACCTTGGAGGGCAACACCATTGAATATACAAGCGATGGCACAACATTAACCCTAACTATAACTGAGTCAGATGGTACAATTACAACGATCGTTATTCCTATCGGTACTTTTACTTTCTAGTTGTTCTACTTTTGATCAACTTGAAGATACGTACGAACATAGGTTTCAAGCACATAATGTAGTTTCTATACAAGAACTACAATCTCCTTATTTACGTGATGTAGAAGTTCCTAAAGTCAGTCCTGTTGTTGCTGTATATCCTACGGCATTTACTGATCAAACAGGGCAACGTAAAAGTAACAGTGAGTTTGCTTTGTTTAGTACCGCAATAACCCAACAACCAAACGCACTTCTTATCCGAGCTTTAAAACACGCAGGTAATGGTCAGTTTTTTAGAGTTGTTGAAAGAGTTGGTTTAGATAACCTAACTAAAGAAAGACAATTAATACGTTCAGCAAGGGAACAGTTTGCAAGCGAAGAAGAAAAGAAAAAACAATTAGCACCGTTATTATTCGCAGGTATTTTAATAGAAGGTGCTGTTATATCTTATGAATCTAATTTAGAATCTGGGGGTTCTGGTGCAAGATATTTAGGTATTGGTACTAGCGTTCAATATAGGGAAGATAATATTACAGTTAGTCTTAGAATGGTTTCTGTAGCTACAGGAGAAGTATTGTTAGAAGTATTAAGCCAGAAAACTATTTTTAGTTATGGCAAATCTAATGACGTATTTAGATTTATTGAAGCAGGTACTGAACTAGTAGAAATAGAAATGGGTAACGCAAGAAACGAGTCATCTACCATAGCTTTAATGAAAGCTATTGAGGGTGGTGTGTTAGAAATAATTAAACAAGGTTATGAAAGAGGTTATTGGGTTTTACAAAACGAGGAAAAAAAGGTAGAATGAAATTATGATGATGAAGAAGTGCATACAACTTTTGTTATGTCTTACTTTATTTCCGTTATTTGCGGCTGATAATGAGATATATGTAGATCAGTCAGGAACTGGTGCCAATATAGACCTAGAGCAACTAGGTATTTCTAATATTATTGGTGGTCTTAATTCAACATCAGGCAGCTTGAATCCTTTCGATTTAGATGGAACAGGAATGACATTAGACATCAATATGATTGGTGCAACTAATAAATTTCTTGGAGATATAACAGCTAATAGTTTTACAGGAGCTTACAACTTTACAGGCTCAACTAATAATTTCACTATACAAGTAGACCCAACGAATACTTATGGGGCTAATAGCTCTAACCACAATGTTGCTGTTACAGGCAGTAGCAATACGTTCACTTTAAATCAAGGAACGACAGCGTTAGCAGCATCTTTAGATTTAGACTGGATAATACAAGGATCTAATAACACGGTCACATCAACAATAAATATTGATGGGGCTACTAACTTTATGGATATTGACGGTAGTGATAACACAGTTACTTATTTAGGAACAGGTGTAAATGCTTCAGCAGGTGGATATTTTTACCTAGATCATACAGGCGGACAAAGAACATTTAATATCCAACAACTGAGTACCCAAGATAATGACTGGCTTAAAATTATATCCGTCGGTGGTAATGCTGCTTCTTCTGTGTGTGTCGTTCAAAACGATCAAGGCACAAGTCTCGGATGCTGATATTGGTGGCATATCTGAATTAAACGGTTCAGCACAAATACTAAGAGACAAACCATACGAAGCTAATTTAAAGTTTGCTATTCAAAGCAACGATGAAGCCATAACAACAAATGGTCGTATGGCTATTACATTTCTTGATAATTCTACAGTAAAACTTACCGAACACTCTCAACTTCTTATAGATGAATACATCTATGACCCTGATCCTAGTAAAGCAAAAATGGCTCTTACGTTTGGTCTTGGCACAGCAAGGTTTATTACAGGTAATCTAAACCGTATAGATAAACAAAACATCACACTTAAAACACCTACGGCAAACATAGCAATTCGTGGAACAGATTTCACAGCGACTGTTGACGAACTAGGACGTTCACTTATTATTTTACTTCCAGACCCTTTAGGTTTATCTAGTGGAGAAATAGAAGTAGTTACTGCTATGGGAACCGTTATATTAAACAAACCGTATGAAGCAACTACAGTAAGTGTATTTGAATCTGCTCCTACTAAACCTGTTATCCTGGATTTAACGTTAGATGTAATAGATAATATGCTCATCGTCACTCCTCCCAAAGAAGAACAAAGTATTGAAGAAGAAACTACTACAGCACAAACAGATAGCGTATTAGATTTTAACGACTTAGACATAGACTATCTTGCAGAAGATTTTTTAAAAGAAGATAATTTAGAATTTACTGAACTAGATATAAATTATCTTGACGTAAATTATTTAGAAGATTTATTAAATGTATTAGATGCATTAGCTGTAGCAGAAGAAGAAGATCAATTAGCACAAGCAACAAGCACACAAATATCAGGAACTCTTTTAGGTAAAGACCCAGATACACAGATAACAACTTTAATAACAGGCAATGTTATTAGCTTACGAAGACAAGTAAATGAAAGTGTACGAGTTGATTTAGATGGTGGTAATGCTTATACGGTTATTTTGATACAGGACGGGGTATCTAATATAATTAAAGTTAATGGAGGAAGTGATAGCGTAATTACTATTACTCAAAGTGATTAATGAAAAAACTGATAATACCTATATTAGCAATACTTGTATTACCTTTATTATTTCAAACAACGCCGACAGAAATACTTAAATTAAAAACGTTTGATGCCTTAATACAAGAACAAGAACCGTCTGGTAATTTTGTTATTCTAAATATAACTGAAGACGATGTAGAAAGAGAAGGGGGTTATCCATTACCTAGAGAACGTTTAGCTAATATACAGTTAGAAATATTAGGCAAAGGAGCCATAGGTGTTGGTTGGGTTATTTCTTTTCCACAAGCAGACAGAATGGGCGGAGACCAAAGATTTGCTAGTTCGTTAGGTTATGCACCAAGTGTAATAGCTACGTTTGAAGACGGTAATCAAAACTATCCTAAAACAACAGGAACAGTAATTAAAGGACCTGATGTTGGTGGTCTTTCTTCTACAGGAGTAAAACGAAATTTTTATCTATACGATGACGTACCACAAGGAGTTGCTATAGCCCCTACTGAAGTAGACCAGTTAGTTAGACGTATTCCACTTTTATTAAGAACTCCTGACGGTTGGACTGCTTCTTTCGGAACACATGTGTTAAAAAGTTTAACAGAAGCCCGTACGTATATTATTACGACTAATGAAAATGGTGTACAAGAAATAGCTGTTAGAGGAATACCACCAGTTAAAACAGATAGTCTTGGTCGTAAGTGGATTAGTTGGGTAGATACACCACAAACAGATTTACAGGAAATGGACGTAAACGGTAAATTCGTATTTGTAGGCGTTACCGCTAATGGAGTAATGCCGCAAGTTGCAACTCCTGTTGGTTTACTTGAACCACATAAAATACAAGCAGCACTTGCAGAAAGCATTCTTATACAAGATAGTCCTTATATACCTGATTACGCATTAGCTTTAGAACTTTTAATATTTATAGTGTCTGTGGTGCTCGTATGGGCGTTTATAAGCTATTTAGGGATAACGTGGGGCGTAAGCTTAGCTTTACTTACGATGGCTTTAACGGGCGTATACGGTTACTACACGATAACCACAGGTCTTTTGATAGATGTTACGTGGTCTTTAGTTTCGCAGTTTATCGCAGGAGCTATAGCTTTTTATTTAAGATTTAGAGAACAATACAAACTTAGACAACAAATTAAAAAACAGTTTGAACATTATCTTGACCCTAGACAAGTTAAACGTTTACAAAAAGACCCTAGCTTATTGAAATTAGGTGGTGAAAAAAGAAGGTGTACTTTCTTGTTCACAGACGTTAGAGGATTCACAGCTTTATCTGAAACACTTTCACCAGAAGAAGTAACTTCGATAATGAATAAAGCATTAACAATACAATCTGATGCAGTACAAAAATATGGAGGAATGGTAGACAAGTATATTGGCGATGCTATGATGGCAATATTTAATGCACCTATGGATTTAAAACATCACGAACAAGTAGCTGTGAAATGTGCAAAAGAAATACAAGAAAATATAATAAACGCTGATATTGGTGTAGAAATTGGTGTAGGTGTAAATACAGGTGAAGCGGTTATAGGCAACATGGGTAGTGATACTAGGTTCGATTATTCAGCCATAGGAGATGCTGTTAATACCGCTGCTAGACTAGAATCAGCAACTAAAGAAGCAGGTGTAAACATACTAATAGGGAAAGAAACAGAGCTTTACTGTGGTATAACACTAAGACCGTTAAAACCAATAAAAGTAAAAGGTAAAGAAAAACCTTTAAAAATATACACTTTTTGATATATAATCAATATATCAGCTATTGTGCTGCAGCTTACGGGGTGAGCTTTAACTCGCAAATACGTGTAAACACGCTGGAGAACCAATGACTGGAGTAGATAAAAAGACATATCTAAAGAAAAAAGGGAGTCGTTCTGACTTCTATATTTACACGTCTAAAGGAAAGAAACAAAAAACTAGGAGCCGCTTCTAGTGAGTAAAGCATTAGTTAAAAATCCTGAACTATCGTATCAGGAAGCTTGCGAGTTTTTCGATTATAAAGAAAACAAAATAAAATTTCAAAACAAAATAAAAAAGTTTGAAGCAGCAATTACTAAACACTGTGAAGAAAACAACAACCAAGAACTAAGTAATCAAATAACAGGTCAAACCGAAGGAGCTGTTACGCATAACTTTGCAGATGGTCAGTATATAAGACAAATAGTTATGCCTAAAAATTTACTAGTTTCAACTAAAATACATTCTAAAAACCATCCTTTCTTTATTATGAAAGGCGAAGCATCTATTTATAGTGATAAAGGTGTAGAGCGTATAAAAGCACCTTTTCATGGAATAACTGAAGCAGGTACAAAAAGAGTTTTATATATACATGAAGAATGTACTTTTATAACAGTACATAGAACAGATTGTTTAAATATTGATGACGTTGTAAACGAAATAACCGTTGATGATTTTTCTAAACTAAAATTAAAAGGTTTCGATGTAAAACAAATAGATAAAATTATAGAGGATTTAACATGAGTTTAGGAGTAATAGCAACATTAACAGCGGTAGGCGTTGCAACTAATGTTATAAGTAGTAAAATTGCTGGCGATCCTGATATGCCCGCACAAATCGGCAGTGGTACTTCACCCTCATTAAGTCCTGGACCTGACATGGAAATAGCTCCTGTTGCAGGTAGTGAAGTACAAGAGTTTGGAGATTTTCAATTCGAAAATTTAGCCAAACCTGATGACGGTCAACAAGAACTTATATTACGACAATTACAAGAAGCGGGTGTAGACGTAGCTGATTTAGATCAATACGGTCTTGCAGGTATGGCTGTAGGTGGTTATCTAAACAGAGCTAACGGCGGTAATTTAGGTATTATAGAATTATTAAAACAAGAAGGTTTAATTCCTGAAGACCCTCCTGAAATGACAACAGGTGTTTTAGATGTAAATTTTTCTGAAATAGAAATGCCTGATCCTGAAGACTTAATGGAAGAACAGATGTTTGCGGATTTGAGTCCTGAAATAACTCCTCCAGAACTTCCTGAAATGGAATTAAGTAGATTGGAAAAAATGGAACAATTTATAGAGGGTCAAGACCCTATGGTTTCTGCTGCGATGTATAAAGGATTAGGAGACATAGGAACAGCAATATTCCAAAGATTATTAGGCGGGAAAGATAAACCTAGAGGAAGTTTAGTTAGAACTGAAACACTTCCTGGAAACGCAGCTAGAAGAAGATCAAAATTAAAAATGAATCCTATAGGTGGTTCAACTGTTACTTTTGCTAACGAAGGTAAAGTATTACAAAGACCTATGTTCATGCCTCATGGTGGTGCTATGCACGGTCCAGGAGGTCCTAAAGATGATTTAATTCCTGTTATGGCGAGTAACGGAGAATATATGTTATCGAAAGCGGCAGTCGATGCAGCAGGCGACGGTAGTCATGCTATGGGTATTGCTAGATTAGATGCATTTAATAAAGCAGGTAATAAGAGATATGGCTAGTAGAGAAGAACAAGAATATTCCAGTCAAGCCCCCGCCCCGTATATAGGGCAATTTTTACAACAGGATATATTCCCGTACGCACAACAGTTTTTAAGACAACAATTTAGTCAACTGGGTGAAGCGGATTCTAGTCCGTTTACGTATACAGGACAAAGGGTAGCGGGTTTCGACCCTAGAGAACTTTATGGTATGCAACTTGCAGATCAAGCGATTGGTAGTTATAGACCGTATTTAGGAGCACAAGCAGGTTTATTAGACGAAGCAGCAGGTATTTCTAGAGGCTCTCTCATGAGAGGTCAAGACGAAATATCTAGAGGACTTGGTGCGGGTAGAGGATTATCTGCATTAGGAGCAGGGATTACACAAGACGCAAGATTTGATCAATCAGGTAGAGGACTTATAGAAGGTGCTAGATTTGGTCAATCAGGCAGAGATTACCTTAGAGGAGGAGTTCCTTCTTTTGGGGAAGCTCAACAGTTAACAAGAGCAGGAGCACCTAATTTAGACTTAGCTAGATTAGAAACAGCTTCAGCACGACCAGATTTTAGAGGAGCAAGGAGAGGATTAAGTAGAGCAGAACAAGCAGGTTATGGTTCTACAGGTCGTTTTGATCCTAGAGGAATAGGAAGTTTTTATAATCCGTTTGAAGAAGATGTAGTACAACAAACATTAAAAGATGTTAGAGAAGGTTTAGCTAAAAGCGACATGGGGCTTAGAGATGAAGCTGTTAGTGGTGGTGCTTTTGGTGGTGCTAGATCAAGAATGAGACGTGAAGAATTAGCAGCAGACATAGGAAGAGGAGCAGCAGAACAAATAGGAGCTATTCGTAGTGGAGGTTATCAAGACGCAGCTAATAGAGCACAACAAGCATTTGAATCACAACAAGCTAGACAAGCAGGTTTTGCTGGGTTACAAGCAGGGTTAGCAGGACAAGAAGGAGGCTTCGCAGGACAAGAAGGTTCTGCAGCACTAGCCAGAGGAAGACAATTCGGAGACCTTTCTACAACAGAAGCTCAAAACGCATTAAGCAGAGCAGCACAACTCGGTAGTTTAGAAGCACAACAAGCACAAGCTAAATTAGCAACAGGTCAAGCATTAAATGCTTCGGAACAAGCAGCAGTTGATAACGCACTAGCTAGGGGTCAAGCTTTAAATACATTAGACCAACAACAATTTACTAACCAAATGCAACGTGGAGCACAATTAGGTTCTTTAGGACAACAGCAATTTGGTATGGGTTTACAAGGCGGTCAAGGATTAGCAGGACTAGGTCAACAAACAGCAGGTGCGTTAAGTGGTTTCGGTGGTCAATACGGCGGTATGGCTAGTTTATTACCACAACTACAACAACAAGATATTCAATCAATGATGGGTATGGGCGGATTAGGTAGAGGTAGACAACAGTCGTTAATGGACTTAAATTACCAAAACTTTGTTGGTCAATACAACTTACCTATGCAAACATTACAAAACGTTGGAGCACTTACAGCTTCTCTTGGACCTATGGCAGGTGGTTTTGGTTATGCGGGCGGTTCACCAAATACTTTAAGTCAATACGGTCCAGTCGGTGGAATGGGCGGAGGTATAGCAAGTATTCAACAACCTCCATCATTCCAATATCCTTTCACGAACCTTCCTGGACTAGGAGGAATGTACGGTGGCTAACGGTAATAGAGGTATAGGAGGGTTTTTACCTTTTCCAACTTTTGGAGGTCCTAAAGAAGGTTTAGGAATCACCCCTGTTAAACTAGCTCCGACACAAATGAGGTTTCCAACGGCTCGTGGACCTGTAAGACGTACACCTGAACCTGAATTAAAAGAAACACTAGCTCCTCTTTTACCTATAGCAGTAGAGGGGATTATGGGGTTGTTTAAAGGTAAACCTGAAACTATGACTGACGCACAATATTTAGAAAGTATTGGTGGATTAAGTGAGGGAACTAATTTAGATGATGTGTTAAGTAATCAAAGAAAAATGGCACAACTAGACGCATATAGACAGTTCGGCGAACCTGAAGAAAAAGATAGATTTGGCATGGACGAAATTATTAATATGATTATAGGTAGTCAAATGGGTAGAGGAGCAAAAGATTATGCCGCTACTTCTTTGGCTATTGATGCTCAAAAAGAAAAATCTAGACTAAGTAAAGAAACAAGCAGAGCAGCGTTTTTAAAAGAAGCATTAAAAGATGTAAACAATTTGCAATATAAAACATTTGAAGATGTGGATAAAGCTAGATTAGGTATTAATGATTATCGTAGTGGTTTTGTTGATCCAAGAGGAGAGAGTTATGTAATGAATGATGATAAATCAGGATACACAAACATTCGAGAACTAGAAGGTAACTGGATAGAACAAAAGTATAAACCAACACAATCATTAGCTGCTCAATTAAAAGACCCACGTCTAGTTGATTTAAGTAAAAAAGATGGAGAATTAAACGCTAAAGATACTGCTTTATTAGGAACAATGACACTTACTAACGAAATGGTTAGAATGCTTGATCAAGGTATAGCAGATCCTACTCAAAACCCATTAACCACAGTAACTAGTATTGGTAACTTTTTAAACAGTGCAACAGCTAACGCAAACCAAGTATTATCTTATATGGGTGGTGGAGATGTACTGAGAGCTTTCGCTAACGCAGATGATATACAAAATAACGTAGCAGGATCAAACGGTAGAGAAGGTTCTGGTCAATTAGCTAAACAACTATACCAAGCTATACAGTCTGGAGATGATAAACAAATGATAGCGGCTATGGAAGCTTTTGAAAAAGGTAATCCAGAAGTTAGCTTTAGAGCTTCGTTAGGAGACATGGCGTATAACAATGTAAGAACTAGAGCTACGATGTTACAGTTAGCTTATGCAGCAGCAGCGGCTAATGGTCAAACAGGTAGAACATTATCTGATAAAGATTTAGCTTTCCATTTACAAATGGTAGGTTTCGGTGCTACACAAGATGCACAAACAGCTAAAGATAATATATTAGGTTTTGTAGATACGTTAGTTAGACAAACAGATAACGTAGTACAAGGAACTATATCGTTAAATAACATACAATCAGGTCGTTATGATTTAGGTGATCAAATGTTTACAAGTATTCTTGCTGGTTATTGGCAGCCTCCTATGGTTGACGGAGTTCCTGATTTTACTAATTCACAAGGATATCAATTTAAAAACTTTTATTCACGTTACAGTAAAGTGCCTGATGTTGTACTTTATCAAAAACATAAAAGACGTGCAGGAACAGAATTTAATCCTAACCCAAACCAAACAAAAGTAGATGTAACTACTAAATTAGAAGAAGATTTAAAAGCCATAGAGGATTTATATAAATAATATGGACGTTACTCAAGAACAGTTAGATGAGTTTTTAAGTTTAAGAAGTCAAGCAGCGAATAGTTTAGCTAATAAAACTCTTAAAGATAATCCAAATGTTACTTATGGTTCTTTGTTATCTCCTAAAGAATTAGAATTAGCAACTCATGTGTTTAGTCCTGATATTAAATCAAGAGCTGCTCTTATTTATGATAAAGAACAATTAGCAAAAATAGAAAACGCTATTGATTGGGAAAATAGAGTTGCTCCTTATAATAGACCACCTATTGAATACGATATGTATGAACGTCATCCTCAGTATATGGCTCAGTTAGACAGCTATAACGCAGACCAAGATAAAAGAGATGCGTATAACGAAAAACTTCGTAAATGGTCTGAAGACAATCCTGGTGCATACACACGACCACCTATGCCTGATGATCCTAACTTACAAAATTTGGGTGCAGCTCCTGGTGAGCCTTGGGGATTAGAAAAAGCAAAAAAGATAGCGTCTCTTGGTTTTGATCCTGCGAATGAATTACAGTTTGATACTTTTTTAAATGGTGCAGGTTTTAGAAGTAAATTAGCTTTTGCTCCTAGAAACATGACTATAGAAGATTTTAAATATTTAGCCGAACAACACGGACTACCTGACGGTGAGTTTAGATACATAAACCCTAGTGAACCTTCGTTAGGGTTAGCGTACAGACCTGAAGGAGCTGACGAGTATCAATTATTAAACACGCCTTTCGTTACTAAAGAAGATACTTTTAATTTTATAGTACAAGAGTTTCCAGCTCTCGCGGGAGACATAGCTTTAACAGTTTGGGGTAGTAAAAAATTTACTAAAAGCACTGGTTTAGATGACAAATTATACAAAAAAGCAGGAAAAGTTTTAGGTTTGTCTGGTTTAGCAGCAGCAGGTGCAGCAGGTGGAGATTTTCTACGTTTAACTGCTGGATTACAAATGGGGGCTCATGACAGAGATTTTGATGAAATATTAAGAGAGTCAGGAATGATTGGTGCTTTTGCTTTTGGTGGTACTGCGGTTATAAGTACAGGAGCACAACTAATACCTAAAGTTTGGAAAATGATGACAGGTAAAGACGTACCGCCAAGTTATTATGAAAAAATAGACGACCTTTTACAAGAAGCAAGAGCCCGTGAAACAGGAGACCCGAGTTTAACACCAGGAATATTATATGGTGATGCAACTTCAGTAAAACAAATTAATGAGCAAATAGAAGAACTAGCTAAGCGGTTTGAACTAGACTTAAAAAATTACAACCCAACACTTGGAGCTCGTTCAGGTACAACAGAAGGAGCTGATTTAGAAACTTTATTTTTGAAATATGCTGACGACGTTGATTTAAGAGAAGCGTATGAACAAATAAAATTAGGTAATCAAGAAGTTATTGATAGGTTTGTAATAACTTTAAGTGAAAAAATAGGACCTAAAACAACAACAGATGTTACAGCAGCAACGTTAGGTACGGGTATTAGAGATTTAGCTCAAAAAGATATAGATGCTTTTAATGACCAAGCTTACGAAATGATTGATAAAGTAAGACTTCAGGTCGGGGCTGTCGGTGACGATGCATCATTAGCAGGTAGCACATTACTTAAACAAGTTGACAACCCTAACGCTTCTAGTGGACCTTTGTTCGAAAGGACGCAAAGTAGATTAAAAGAAATAAAAACAAACTATATGCTTCCGTATAATCAAGCATGGAACGACGCTTTAAACAACCCACGTTATGTTAACTTAACAACGGGAGCAGGATATACAAGAAAACCCGCACAGGATTGGTTAAATTTAAGAAAAGGCGAGACGGATAAATTATTTCGTTCTGTTGAATCTGACGAAGCTGTTAAATTATTATTTGAACAAATACCTGCTGGAACTAGAAATACTTTAAATAGATTAAGAGGCATAGGTCCAAAAGGCAAAGGAGGTTTTGAATCTCCTAATTTTTCATTAAAAGAACTTAATGATTCTAGAGTAGCATTAAACGAGTTCGCTAGTACAACTAATAATATAAAAGCAGCACAACAAGCAAGAAACTTAGAACGTGGTTTAGAACAACAAATGAATAGGTTGTTGCGAGAAGGGGCTTCGGCTGAATCAGGTATACCACTTACAAGAAAAGCAGAACTAGAAAATTGGATAAACACAAATAAATACGGCGATGATTTAAAAATCGCTTGGTCAAATCAAAAAGCAGCAATAGAGTTAGCTAATTCACAAGCAGTGCGTTCTATATTAGAACAAAGACCTGAAAAAGTTGCAGAGTATTTACTCAACACTACAGCAAAAGGTAGTAAAACAAACACAGTAGTTACTGATTTAATGACGTTATTAAAACGTGATGGGGCTGATGAGGTTTTAGATATACAAAACGGTGTAGCTGCTTATATACAAAGAGAAATTTTACAAAACCCTGACAGAACACCTTTGCAAATAGCACGTGATTTTAGAAAATTTAGAAAAGAAAACGAAGCAACATTAAGAGCAATTTTTGGAGATGATAATTTTATTTCTAGATTTAATAATAAAAGAAGTTTTGATAAAGTTATCGATGATTTAACGAAAATAGAACAAAATATTTTAAAAATAGAAGCTCGTGTTGGTTTATCTTCTGTTGATCCCGATAGACGAGTAGCTAATATTGTTGAGTCTATCCTAGCTACAGGTAGAACACAAAAACAATCAGGAATTTTATTAGATGATATTCAATATATCACAAACATAGTTAAAGGCGACCCTATATTAGAAGAACAGATGGCACAAGTCACTAAACGATATCTTTTAGATGAAATATTAAAACCTAGACAAGGAACAGGTGGTGCTTTTGAGTTAGACGATATAGCTTTAAATAAATTATTGACTGAAGGTTTTGGTCCCGAAGATGTTGTAGGTCCCGCACTTACGTTTGACAATTTTATAGTTCCTTTATTAGGTAAAGACGGTCCAGACTTTGTAAAAAATATTAAAATATTAGACGATATGGTACAACGAGAACTAGGAGCATTACCTAGTGAGGGTGTAGTACGTGATTTAACTAGAGGTGAGTACGGAGCAGGTGCTAATATCGAAGGTGCTAGGATGTTACAAAGATTATTAATTGCTCCTTTAACACAAACAGGTAGAAGAATAACAGCTATTTCAAATAGCCAAGCTAATCGTTCACGTGAGTTTATCGGAAGAATGTTATTAGACCCTGAATTATTTGAGCAGACTATGAAAATGGCACAAGGTGTTCAAAACACACAAACATTTATAAGATTTTTAAGTGCTTATGGTTTTGTACATGCTAGAGATTTAGGAAACGAAATGCAATATTATGACGAAATAGATAAAACACAAAAAACCCCAGAAACACCAGTGCTTCCTATTCCTGAAAGAGTTCTAGAAATGACAGGAGGAATATAATGATAGGTGGAATAAGAGGATTTAGAATTCCAGGACTGCCTAGAGACGACTTCATGTCTATAGAAAGAGAACCTGAGCTTAGAGTTCCTTCTTTTGATTATGTAGCTCCTAATGTTGATCAAGACTCTATTAATAAAGCTCTTGAAGCAGTAACTGTTAGAAAAGAAGCGAATGACGCAATTAATAATGCAACTGATCAATACGAGGCTGATGTTGCTGATTTTAAAAACACCCAAGCAACTGAGATAGAACAAGGTATAGCCACGCTTCCTGAAATATTAAATTTATCACAAGTTCCTTTTGTTCCTGAAGGCATAGCTGCTTTTACACCACCAAGAGAACCAACAGTATCACGTATGCCTAATGAAATTAGTGTACCTTTTGTACCTCCACTTATAAGGTCTGAAAGAGAACCAGTAGAAGCTGCTCCTGATATTATTCCAGCAACAGATCCTGTGGTTAGTTTACCTTTTCCAGGAGAAGGAGGACGAGAAGATTTTGTAAGAGATTTTAAAGACACTGGTTTTGGAAACTATATAGTAGACGAACCAGTTATTCCTATAAACACGCCTCCAGCAAATCCAGTTGCTCCTGTAGACAATCCATACACTAATATTTTTAATATTCCTGGAAACGATCTTGCTGGAATGATTCCTGGATATTTTGATATTAATGAAGAAGATTTTTATAACGGTATTGGTGAACCACCGTTTGATGACACTATCTTCCCACCATATACCCCACCAATCATAGACCCTGATCCTATAGATCCAGGCATAGATGATATAATAAAAACACCCACAGGACCAACAAACTATTACACAGGCGAACCAATCAGTAATCCATACACACCGTATTCAACAGACAGTGGAACAGCACCTTTAATTAAGAAAATGACTCCTCAACAGTTTGGTCAAGCTCCTGGATTTGAACTACCACCTCCACCAGTTATAGTAAAACCACCACCAAGAAAACCACCTAGAGACGATATAATACGTGTTCCTCCTCCTGATGATTTTGATGAAAGACTCAGACCTATCGCTATGGCACCAACAGGAGCAAAAGGCGGTGGATATTTAAACAAAGGTATTTCCATGTTGCCGATGAACGGACAAGGTGATACACTAACAACACAGGTATTCCAAAGCGGATTCCGACCAAGGAGATAATAATGGCAGGCATAGAAGATTTAATGAATATAAGAACACAGGGAGGCACGCAAAACGCACCTCCAATGCCTCCGATGGGTGGCGGACAACCCCCAATGCCTCCGATGGGTGGCGGACAACCTCCAATGCCTCCGATGGGTGAAATGGCTGCTACGGAAAGACCCCCCATGTCTTCCCCTATGCCTGAACCAGGAATGGGCGAAATGGCTGCTATGGAAGCACCACCAATGGAAGCACCAGGAATGAACTTAGAACAAGATTCAATGATGTTAGCTGAAGCTGTAGTTGGTAGAGCACAAGGTGATATAGGTGCTGCTATTGCTGTGTTAGATAATGCAAAAGCTATGTTGATTGCTAGTGTTGAAAATGCAGCAGGAGGTATGGCAGGTGGTGTTGAAAGTGCTATGGATCAAAATCCTCAAAGGATGAACGGTGGTGGTGCATTAAAACCAATACCCGCAGGTAACAAAGGATTGCCTAAACTTCCTAAAGATGTTAGAAACAACATGGGCTTTATGAATATGGGTGGACCTCTGTACGCGGCTGATGGTATGTCTATGGGTGATACTGATATACTAAGACAAATGATTATGGAAAATCTACAAAAACCTGCTGTTCAAGAACAAGCTATGAAAAATGTTGTAGGTCAAATGGGTAGAGGTGTTTCTGATAAAGATCAAGCTATGGCTGATCTTATGAAATTTAAAATGGCTTAGCCTATCCAGTCTTTCCACTTTTCATCGCCAAGAACTTCTTGGGCTAAACTAAGTTTGTTACGTAAAGCTTTTACAATTTTTTCGTCAACAGTTCCTTTAGCTACTAAATCAATATAAGTTACTTTATTAGTTTGTCCTATACGATGAGCACGGTCTTCAGACTGTAGTCGTTTTTCTAAGTCGTAGTTATTACTGTAATAAATAACGTTACTTGCTTCAGTAAGTGTTATGCCATAACCTCCTGTTTGTGTGTTACTAATTAAATACTGTAGGTCTGAATTTGGATCTTGGAATCTTCTAATTATTTCCTGACGCTCTTGGTCTGGTGTTTCTCCGTAATAAGTAGCTACACTATCAACACCTGTTATGTTGTGTAATGTTTTTAATATTCGTTTTATATCATATTGGTAGTTAGCCCATATAATAGTTTTACCCTGTACTTCTTCTAATACATTGATTAACTCATCTAAACGATTGCTTTTAACTTCTACTTCTTCACCGTTGTCGTGTCTAACAAAACCACAAACAACTTGGTGTAATCTGAGTATTTGTGTAAGAACAGAAGTTACACTAACTACTTCATGAGAGTCTAGTTCAGCTATAGCATAGTCTTTTAATTCTTTATAAACTTTCTTTTGTTCAGCTGTTAGTTCTACTTCTCTACGTTGATATACTTTATCAGGAAGGTCTAAACATTCTTTCTTTAGCACTCTATAAGAGAACTCATTTACATTTTTAGTTAACTCGTCTAAATGTTGATACCCAACAACTTGTCTAAAAGATCTAGTTCCCATTTTACGATTGATTAATTTAGCATATCTGTTTTGAAAAGAATAAAACGATGTGTAACCTAATAATTGTGGGGATAGGAAACTGCTTTGACTATATAAATCTAAAGGTGATTGAGTAACAGGAAACCCTGTTAGTATTCTTCTGTATTTAGTGTTGATTGCTAACTTCAATAAGTTTTTAGTTCTTTGAGCTTTTGGGTTTTTTATAGTGGTTGATTCATCTACAGCAATTAAAGCATGATGTCCTAGAATAAATCTTTCAACAAAAGCCACTCCTTTTTTAGTGCTAAAAGCTTCTACATTAATAATAAGTATTTTTAAATCATGTCCTACCTCAAACAACTTCATTAGTTCTTTCTTTTGTTTTAACGTAGGTGCGGGAGTCCATACACCAATATGTTTTTCTATATGTTCTGGCATATGGGACGGTATTTCTTTTTCTGACCAGTTTCTATAAACACCTTTAGGAGCAACTATTATTGCAGCATTAATGCCGCCTTTATCATAAAGCATAGCTATGTTGTCTATAAGAACTTTAGACTTACCAGTTCCCATTTCCATAAAATAAGCGTACTCACGTTTGTTCCATGATTTAGTTAATGCTAATAACTGATGCTTATATGGTTTAGTCTTAAACTTATAATTCATGTATATACCCTTTCTAATTTCTAATTGAGATTATATATTACAATCTGAGTAATATATAGCCCAAGCTAATAGATTCCCCATGCCCTCTAATATTGATATTTTAAATCTAATACTGGTATATTCTCTTAAACACTGTGTTTTATAGTAGTCAGTATTAGTTTATTAGTAATATTAGCTATTCTTATAAAATTTTTTAGAAAACTTTTTTATATTTTAAAAAGACATATCGGTAATAGCTTTACTTTGCCTTAATTGGTATATATTATTTAATAACTAGAAATAAGAAAGGAGAAAAAAGTGACAGTATATGTCGTACAAGAAGTTCCAGGACGAAACATTGCTTCTGCTAGGCAGTATGGTGATTTTCAAGTCCTTTTACCTTCTAATACTCAAATTATGTTAAGTGCGTCTCCTTCAGTTCGTAGGATGAAAAGTCTTTTACAGGACTATAAAGAAGGTGATTACTTATTATTAATAGGCGACCCTGCAGCCATTGGCGTAGCGTGTTCTATCGCTGCATTTTATAATCGAGGTAAATATAGTATCTTAAAGTGGGATAGGCAGGAAGGTTTATACTACCCCGTTGATATCAATTTACACCAGAAAGGAGAAATAGATGAGCAAGAAACCAACCTTTGAGGACTTAGTCGGATCAGCAGATGTCCAGGAATGGACTAATGAAGTTACCGATGGAGAACTTTCTATAGTTTCTAACCTAGCTAATAAACAGTTAAAACTCGCTACTGAAGTAGCTGAGCTTGAAGCTAGTTTAAAAGCTAAGAAGGAAGAACTTCGTTTGACTTCCGAGCAAGAGTTGCCTGATGCTATGCAAGCCGCAGGATTAACTCAAATAAGACTTAGTAGTGGAGAAAACATCACTATTAATGAGTTTTATAACGCTCACATATCGAAGGCAAACCAAGAAAAAGCGTATGAATGGCTAGTATCTAATGGTCACGAAGGACTGATTAAGAACGAAGTTCTAATGAAGTTCGGACGTGATGAAAGTGAAATAGTTGAACAAACTGTTTCAGCTTTACAATCTAGAGGACTATCACCAGAGGTGCGTCAGAGTGTTCACCCTAGCACATTAAAAGCTTTTGTAAAAGAGCAGTTTACTAGTGGGAACGATATACCAACAGAGCCCTTTGGTATCTATATAGGTACTAAAGCTACTATTAAAAAGGATTAATATTATGGCAGAAAATAAAAATGAAATAGCTGAAAATAAAAATACAGCAATAAGTACGTTTGACGATACTTTATTATCAGGCGGTACTGGGTTAGAAGAAACAACTACTGAGGATTTTGCAATCCCCTTTATAAGAGTTTTACAACCCATGTCACCACAATTACAAAAACAACATGGGAGTTTTGTAGCGGGTGCTAGTGCAGGGGATCTGTACAACACAGTTACAGGTGAAGCTCATGATGGAGAAAAAGGAATCTCTATAATTCCTTGTGCTTATAATAAGAAGTACATTGAGTGGATTCCTAGAGAAAAAGGTGGCGGACTTGTAAACGCTAGTCATGACATATCTATACTTTCTAAGTGTACGAGAGACGAGGAGTCTAGAAGATATTACACTCCTGAAGGTAATGAAATTGTTGAAACCGCACAGTTCTTTGTGTTAGTTGTAGAAAACGGCACTGCACAACAAGCAGTTCTAGCATTTACATCTACGCAATTAGGAGTTTCTAGAAAGTGGTTAACTATGTTAAGAATGGCTAGAGTACAAAACTCTAAAGGAGAATCAGTAGAGGCTCCTATGTTTGCGTACACTTACAGACTCACTACGACTACACAGTCTAACGATAAAGGTAGTTGGAATGGTTATAGTATTAACCAAGAGGGTGCTACTGATATGTCTATGGCTATGATGGCTAAAGACTTCATGAGTGCTGCTAGGTCTGGAGATGTAGAAGTAAAACAAGAACAGCAGAATGACGTTGTTAACGACACTATCTAACAAGGGGATATTGTATGTCGTTAGCAAAGGAGTTTGCTGTACGCTATGCGGGACTACGTCAAGCGTATGGAACTTTTACAGCTAACAATGAAACTAGAGAGGATGGCAAGGCAAGTGGTAAAAACATTACTATTTCTAAGGAGTTGTCAGACGACGACTTATTAAAGTTATGGGAAGACCATTTGTCTGGTCAACAAAGTGTAGGGATTGTAGCGATAGACGAGGACAATAAATGTGTCTGGGGTGCCATCGACGTTGACGAGTATCAGCTAGATTTAAAAGATTTAGCAATCAAAATAGCCAAGCAGGAGTTACCATTGGTTCTTTGCCGTAGTAAAAGCGGTGGAGCACACATCTATATGTTCCTTAGTGAACCAGTAGCAGCATCAATGGTACAAAGAAAACTAAGACAGATTGCTGCTGCGATAGGGTATGGACAAGTAGAGATATTCCCTAAACAAACTAAACTATTGTTAGATAGAGGAGACAGAGGCAGTACATTAAATATGCCTTATTTTGGTGGAGAGAACTCTACTAGATACGCTTATGGAAAAGAAGGACAAGCGTTAACCCCAGAAGAATTTTTAAACTATTGTAATGAAATAGAACTAAAACCTAGCACATTAGAAAGATTAGAAGCTAGTCCCTTAAATGAAACTATGGAGTGGTTAGACCAAGCCCCACCATGTATACAACATTTAGTTGTTCAAGGATTTCCTGAAGGATCAAGAAATTCAGGATTGTTTAATGTAGGTGTGTTTTTACGTAAAAAGTTTCCTGATGATTGGGAAAAAAGATTAGAAGATGTAAACATAAAATATATGCAACCTCCACTAGGGGCACAAGAAGTTTTAACCGTAGGTAAACAGTTACAAAGAAAAGACTATTTTTATAGATGTAATGACCAACCTATAGCAAGTCATTGTAATAGCCCTTTATGTAGAACTCGTAAGTTTGGTATTGGTGCTAACGGCGGTACACCTTTGTTCAGTAACCTTACAAAACAGGATAGCGATCCACCGATATGGTTTCTTGATGTAGAGGGAGGTAGACTAGAATTAGAGACAGATGATCTGTTAAATCAAAACAGGTTTCAACGTAAGTGTATGGATGCTTTAAATAAAATACCTCCAAAGGTAAAAGAAAACGTCTGGAATCAAATCATACAACAGTTATTAGACTCTATAACAATAGTAGAAGTTCCTAAAGAAAGTTCTACAGAGGGTTATTTTATGGAGTTATTAGAAGCTTTCTGTACGGAAAGACCTGCTAGAGAACGTGATGAATTGCTATTACATAAACCTTGGACAAACAAAGGTAGAACTTATTTTAGGCTTATGGATTTGATGGATTACTTACACAGAAATAATTTTAAAGAGTATCAAAGAAATAAACTAACAGCACGATTAAAACAGTTAGAGGGAGAGCCGTACTTTTTCAACATAAAAGGCAAAGGTGTAAATGTATGGTTTATACAAGAGTTTAAAGCACAGGATGAGTCTCATGACTTACCAGAGTTTAACGATAATTTATTATGATCATTTATATTAAAAAATATTTTGAAAACTGCGACCCAAATATTACAGAATGGGACAAGCCTAGAGAAAGAAAGTTTAAAGGCAAAGTTGTAAAAGGCAGACCTACAAAAGGTTTTGGTAGTTCTTCTTTTGACTACGCAGGTAAGTTGTATAAGCCTACTCCTTGGACTGACTCTATGTATCATATCAAACAAAAAGCAGAAAAACTTGTGTGGAATGAGTTAGGAGTTGATAAACAATTTACGTTTTGTTTATGTGGTTACTACGGTACTGATGGCAAAGGGATTCCTCATCATTCAGACACGGTTCCTACATTAGACGATATCGTTGTTTCAATTTCGTTAGGTGCTCCTAGAGTTTTTGTTCAAAGAACGTATGAGAACTCAATTAAAATGCAAACAGACACCAGTGAGATAGAGGTCAGGAAAGAAAACTTTTTAATAAATGAACAGTTCTTTTTACTAGAGCATGGTGATGTTTTAATGTTTGACGGACATAATCAAATGACGTCTACTCACGCTGTTCCTGATTTAGAAAAAGCAGGTGAAAGAATCAATTTAACTTTTAGAAGTGGTTTATGACGTTACCTAGCCACACACAAGTTATTCTTGGACCTCCTGGAACAGGCAAGACGAGCACTCTACTCGGGCTTATAGAAGACGAATTACAAAACGGCACTAGCCCTGATTCTATCGGGTTTTTTACATTTACTAAAAAAGCAGTGAACGAAGGTAAGCAAAGAGCCATGACTAAGTTCAATATCAGCGATAAAGAACTTCCTTTCTTTAGAACGTTACACTCGTTAGCTTTTAGACAACTAGGTTTAACAAGAGAAAGTGTAGTAAGTCATACAGACATAAAAGACTTAAACGACAAACTTAATTTACGACTTACAGGAAGAACGACATCTGATGATGGTCATATATTTGGTATGACTCATGATGATAGATTAGCGTTTATAGAGAACTTAGCTAGGATGCGTAATGTGCCGTTAAAAGAACAATGGCATGATGTAGAAGACGCTGTGGGTTGGTTTGAACTAGAGCGTTTTGCTAAAGGATTACAGTTATTTAAAGAAGACAGGTTGTTAGTTGACTACACGGATATGTTACATAAGTTTTTAGAAGAAGGAGATATACCAGAACTAAATGTTATGTTTGTAGACGAAGCTCAAGATTTATCACCTTTACAATGGGCTGTAGTACGCAAGATTGCAGAAAAAGCTAAGAAGATATATGTAGCAGGTGATGATGATCAAGCTATATACAAGTGGGCAGGAGCCGATGTTGATTATTTGATACAAAACTCAAAAGATGCTTTAGTGTTAGAGCAGTCTTATCGTGTCCCTGCTGCTGTTCATGAGGTCGCTAGACAATGTATTGGTCAAGTTCGATCTAGGATATATAAGGAATGGACACCTAGAAAAGAACAAGGGATGGTTAGGTGGGAACCTAACATAGAACTAGTAAACATGGAAAAAGGAGATTGGTTAGTCTTAGCTAGAACTAATTACTTATTAGAAGACGTAGATGAGTATTGTAGAAACGAGGGATGGTTTTTCGAGGTAAAAGGCAGACCAAGTATATCTGAAGCAAAAGTGAGAGCTGTCATATATTGGGAAAGGTTACGAAAAGGAGAGTCTATAAGTCTTACCGAATCAGCTAATATATTAAAGTTTGTAAAAGTAGAAAAACATAAGAAGTTAGATATGTTAGATTCTAATTTAACATTTCAATATCAAGACCTAAAAGAACACTTTTCTGATTTACCTGATGGTCATTGGTATGACGTTTTTACTCTACTAAGTCCTAGCGAGATAAGTTATATAAGAGCTATGTTACGTAGAGGAGAAAAAATAACAAAACAACCACGTATACGATTGTCTACTATTCATGCCGCTAAAGGAGGCGAAGCTACCAACGTAGTGCTGTTAACGGACATAACGACTAGAGTATATAAAAACTATCAACAAAATCCTGATGATGAAAACAGGGTGTTTTATGTTGGTATAACGAGGACAAAAGAAAATTTATATCTGATTGAGCCTAAATCGCCACGGCACTATCAAATATAAAAGTTCTTTACTTTGCATATAAAAGTAAAGTATAAAGGTTATTATATATTCTATGTTTAAAGAAAGGAGAAAACCATGAACATATTTTATTTTAGTGAGGATCCTGTAGTTTCTGCTAAAGCTCAGCCCGACAAGATGTTGGTCAAGATGCCTCTAGAAACTGCACAGATGTTATGCACTGCTCACCGAATATTAGACGGAGATGATTATGCAGACGAAGTTGGTTTATACAAGAAAGCTTACATGAATCATCCGTGCACCATATGGGCTAGAGAATGTAGTGGTAACTACTGGTGGCTCTATAAACATTTTTTAGCGTTAGGTAATGAGTATTCTTATCGCTACAAACGTACTCATGCTAGTGTTAAAAAATTAGCTGATGCTTTATATGTAATGCCTAAAAACATTACTAGAGGTCTCATGACTGACGTAGCACAAGCTATGCCAGATGAGTATAAAAACGAGGACTCTATTCTCGCTTATCGTAATTATGTTATAAACGAAAAACATTACGCTAAATGGGAAAAGGGTAGAAATAAACCAAGTTGGTGGGAGGTAAATCAATAATGTCATCAATAAGAAAGAAATTAACTGTTAATGAAAACGACAGTAAAAATACAAGAATGGATATAGCTAGTGCAGGTGTACTAGCAAACTGGAGACCAGATGAGATAGCTCATATGAGTCGTTTCGATAAGATAGCTTCTATGTGTATTGAAGAAGCTAAGCGGTTAGGTAGACCACTAGATACTTTTGAAGTAGGTTGTGGTGAGTGTTGGACTTTAAGAAATTTATATAAAGCATATGTCATAAAGAAATCAGATGTTATTGCTTCTTATCTTGGCTACGATATTGATCCTGCATGTGAGTTAGAAAACCCTTTTTGGTCTAATGGTGGAGAGCCTTTAAAAGACTCTACATGGTTTAAAAACTTTAACGGAGAAATAAGAATACAAGACTTAACTGTAATAAGAGACCTTCAAAACCCTAAACAAATATTTGATATAGCTGATGAAAGTATAGACTTTTTCTGGACTACTGAAGTTATTGAACACATGGGGAGACAGTTTGTTGGTCCTTGGTTAGACGATGCCGCTAGGACAATGAGACCTAACGCATTGGCTTTTGTGTCTACACCTAACCATGACGGTTCTAACGATAAACTACCTGAAGACCACGTATATGAGTGGGGTTTTGAAGAACTTAAACAAGAACTAGAACGTAATTTTGAAATAGTAGATGTTACAGGAACGTTTATACAACTTCCTAATCTAAGGAAAGCTATGAAGGAACAAGTAGAACCTTCTGTAGATGGAATACCTACTTATTCAAATGTAAAACGATACCCTAGAGCATGGTCACCTGAACAATTAGAAATGTTAGAGTCTAGGTATGGTAGACAGTTTTTACGTGTAGTAGCAGCAACACCATACCCTGAGTACGCTAACAACTGTTCTTGGGTTTTAAGGAAAAAGTAATGACTGAGTTTCTTGCAGAAGAAGTAAATCGTTTTTGCTATTGGCAAACAGAGAGGGAGAAGATTAGACTTCAAAAAGAAGAGTCTAAATTTTCTCCACCTTGGACAGACGACCCTATTTTGCAAGAGTTTAAATTTTGTCAAGTATTCCGAGAAGATGACAGAACGACTAGGTGGTTTAGAACACATATTAGAGAACCTCTAGCAAATAGTTCAGATGTTATTATGGCTACGATTATTTTTCGTTGGTTTAATTTTATACCTACAGGTAGAACGCTTATAGAGAATGACTTATTAGTGAACTGGGACGGTGATAAAGCTATCAAACTTATAACAGAACAACCTCAGTGGATTACTGGTTCTTATATTATTAAAACACCAAACGGTATGGATAAGGTTACAGGTGTTGTTGATTGTATAAATAATTTATGGGCAGAAAAGACTTGGTTAATTAAACGCTTAGAGTTTGATAAAGGAGAGGGAATAAGTTCTTTAAAGTCTGCTTGGACTCTACTAACACAATACCCATACATGGGTCCATTTATGGCATACGAGGTAGTTACTGATTTAAGACATACGTATGTGTTGGATGAAGCTACAGATATTATGACGTGGGCTAATGCAGGTCCAGGAGCTATGCGAGGACTTAACAGGTTAACAGGCAGAAAATTAGATTTTTCTCATCGTAGTCATGATTGGAATAGAGAAATGCAAGAGTTATATGCACTGGTTGTGGATAGACTACCACCACATATAACCATGCGTAACGATAGATTATATGAGTTACGCGAAATAGAAGGAGGACTTTGTGAGTTCGATAAATACTCACGTATTCTCAGAGGAGAAGGCAGAACAAGGTCTATATATAAACAAAATAATCTTCCTATAGTAGAAGATTTAATAGAAGGAGAAAGTAAATATGGGAAAAGTTAACGAATATTCAGTTGAGCTTTTAGAAGATTGGGGCGACTCGGTTGACATATATTATACCCAGTTCTTAGAAGTTGCTTTCTTTTTAAAGGTTGCTGCTGACCATAAAATGGCTGTAGCTTTTATAAAGAGAAAACTTCCTGGATTAAATGAAAGTGAGATAAGTTTTCTTATCGGTGAAATAATAGACGGGTATCAGGATACATTATGAGGGTGATTAACGCAAGAAATGTAAACGATGCTATGTTACTTGGTATCGATTTATTTTTAGATGATACATCTTATAGAGTACAAGAAAGTCGTAATGGAACAACATATGAGGCTTTAGAGCCTGTCACAACAGTTTATAGTAAACCTTGTGAACGAGTATGTTTAATTAAACAAAGAGATGCTAATCCTTTTTTCCACTTCGTAGAAAGTCTTTGGATGTTAGCAGGACATAACGATTTAAAACCCTTAACTTATTTTGTTAAATCTATGGCAGATTTTTCAGATGATGGCGAGACTTTATGGGGAGCCTATGGTTATAGATGGAGAACGTATTTTCTTAAAAATCAGTTAGATGTTATTGTTAAAATGTTACAAAAGAATCCTGAAGACAGACGTGCTGTTTTACAAATGTGGGATGCAGTTCATGATTTAGATAAACAAGGCAAAGATGTTCCTTGTAATACTAACATTTATTTTAAGATACGAGATAACAAATTAAACATGACAGTATGTAATCGATCAAACGATATGTTGTGGGGGGCTTATGGTGCTAACGTGGTTCACATGTCAGTATTACAAGAATACATAGCTGCTCATCTAGAGGTCGAGGTTGGTGTGTATAGACAAGTTAGTGATAGTTTTCATATTTATTTGAACCCTGTTTGGGACAAAGTTAAACATATGGAGATAGATGTATACACGTATAGAGATATAAAGAATCCTTATGATACTCTAAAGGATTATAAGCCTAGTTTATTATTCAAAGATATGTTTGTGTTAGATTGGGAACTTAATAGATTTTTTAATATGCATCCTATGGACATAAGTTCTTATGATCACGGTTGGGTCAACCCCGCGTTTACTGATATAGCGATTCCTATGATGGAGGTTTATGCAGCATATAAAATGAAGAATTTTAAAGAAGTCTACGACAAGATAAATTTGATAAAAGCTTCTGATTGGAGAACGGCTTGTTTCGATTGGGTCCGTAAAAGAGACAAGACGATTATTAACAAAACGGACGAAGGAGAAACTCATGAGTAATAAATGGGAAAAAATGAAAGAGTCTGCTCAAAACGATTTAGAAGCTCTTAAACGAGCCGAAACGTCGTATGGCGACTCTTGGAAACGTCGTGGAGGTGTAGGTGCTTTTATGATGTTAGCACGTAAGTTCGATAGGATCGAGCACCAAGCTGAAAAGCATGGTTGGGATATATTCGAGGCAGGTGAAGTCTATAAAGGCGAGGCAGGTCTACTCGATGATATACGGGATTTGCGTAGGTATTTATTATTAACTGAAGAACACATCATGACTAATACTACTAATATAGAAAACCTAGTAGAAGAAGCTGATGATGTAAATTACTCTGTTGAAGAAAACAGAGAGGAGGACTAATATGGGTTGGTGGTCAAAATTTTTATCTTTTATAACACCTCCGCCAGTAAAGGTGGATGAAGTTGCAAAAGCAAAAATAGTAAAAGCAGCAGTAGAGGAGGCTACGGTAGAACTTGAACCTTTTACATCGGCTAAGAATGTAAAAGAAGGTATAGTGCCTGTAACACCTAAACGTGCTAGGACTAAAAAGGGAAGATATGTCGCTGATGACAAATCTACTCCTGATGTAAACGAAGCTTGGGAAGGTGGTAAAGCACCTAAGAAAAAAGCTGCTAAAAAACCAAAAGTAAAAGTAGTGAGGGTTAAAAAGAAGAAATGATCTTGCAGAATTCTCTTTTCGCTCCTGAAAGTTCCTGGACAGTGCCTGATGTCTTTCCTCAGTTTTCTGAGACAGAGACAGTGGCTATCGATTTAGAAACTTATGACCCTCACCTAACGACTTGTGGTCCAGGATGGGCTACAGGTCGTGGGCATATTGTGGGTGTTGGAGTAGCAACAGAGAATTGGTCTGGTTATTTTCCTATCCGTCATGAAGGTGGTGGTAATCTAGATGAAGGTATTGTTCTACGTTGGTTAACAAATCTACTCAACTCTACTAAGAGAGACGTTATATTTCATAATGCTCTCTACGATGTAGGGTGGTTAAGAAGAGAAGGCATTATTGTAAAAGGTAAAATACTCGATACGATTGTTGCGGCTCCCTTAATAAACGAGAACAGGTTTTCTTATTCACTTGATAACTTAGGTGTTGCTTACTGTGATGAAAAGAAAGATGAGTCTTTATTACAAGATGCAGCGTTGGCTTTCGGTATCAACCCTAAGTCAGAAATGTATAAGCTACATGCTAAATATGTTGGACCTTACGGTCAACAAGATGCAGCACTTACATTAAAGTTATGGAATAAACTCAAACTAGAAATAGCTGAACAAGGACTAGATAAAATACTTGAAATGGAGTCTAAGCTGATTCCTCTACTATTAGAAATGCGATGGAGAGGTGTTAGAGTAGACGAAGAAAAAGCCGAAGTAGTTAGTAAACAACTATCGACTGAGGAACAGAAAATACAAGTAGAGATAAAGCGTAAGTATGGTAGTGATGTTAATCTATGGGCTAATGCTTCTCTTGAAAATATTTTTACTAAAAATAAATTGTGGTTCCCTCGCACAGAAAAGGGAATGGCTAGTTTTCAAAAAGACTGGTTAGAAGGTCACGAACATGAACTTCCGCAATTAATTGTTAGAGCTAGAAAACTCAACAAAGCTAGAACTACGTTTATCGATAAGATGATTATGGAACACGCATTTAACGGTAGGATACATGCAGAAGCACATCCTATGCGTAATGATCGTGGCGGCACAGTCAGTGGTAGATTTAGTTATAGTAATCCTAATCTACAACAAGTCCCTGCACGTGACCCAGAAATAGGCAACCTTATACGTTCGTTGTTTATTCCTGAAGAAGGGTGTCAGTGGGGTGTGTTTGATTATTCACAACAAGAACCTAGATTAACAGTGCATTACGCTAATCAAATGAAACTAAGTGGTGCTGAGAATGCAGTCGCTCAATACAGAGACGATAACGCAGACTTTCATCAAATAGTTGCAGACATGGCTAACATACCACGTAAACAGGCTAAGACAATTAATCTAGGATTAAGTTATGGAATGGGTAAAGAAAAGTTAATTAAGGAACTAGGTATAGATGATACAGAAGCTGAAAGTTTATTTCAGCAGTATCACGCTAACGTTCCTTTTATTCGAGCTCTACAAGACCAATGTGCAAGGGTGGCTATGGAACGTGGCTATATCAAAACGTTCGCAGGTAGACACTGTCGTTTCGATTTGTGGGAAAGCAGATATGAACGCACTCTACCTCTACCTCTAGATGAGGCAAAAGAAAAATATGGTGAAGACTTAAAAAGGTCATACACATACAAGGCTCTAAATCGTTTAATACAAGGCTCTGCTGCTGACATGACTAAGTTAGCAATGATAGGTTTATGGGAGGAAGGAATAGTTCCTCACCTACAAGTCCACGATGAAGTTGATATTTCAATAGAGAACACAGAACAAGCTAACACAGTAACAAGAATAATGGAGAACTGTGTCGAACTTGCTGTTCCCCTATTAGTGGATCAAGAACTAGGTGTGTCATGGGGCGAAACAAAGGAAATAAAAACATGAAAGGTATCTCACAACAAAAAGCAAAAGAAAACTCCATTAGATACAGAGATATGTATGATAAATGGAATAATTCAGAAATTACATTAGAAGAACTAGGAAAAGAATACGATATTACAAAACAACGTATGTGGCAAATTATCACACGTTGTAAGTTAGGTGATGGTGATTACTACTATGGTGTGCACGTTGCACGTAATAAATGGTCAGAATTTAAACAACTCTATTCAGATATTGATCAAACACAAAGAGCATTTAATGAATGGTTAAGTGATCGTGAAATCAAATTAGCGTCAGATAACCAAAAAGTTGCTCCTCATACAGGGTGGGATTGGTAGTTGTTAATTTTTAAGCTTTTTCTAAAAATCGACTCTACCTGATGCCACAGGTTAAACGATCTACTAGTAGTTGAGGGTTTTACTTCAGAACTATATAAAAGCTCTTAGGACGTCCCAGATTAGCTTATATCGGATGTAGGCTCTTTAAGAGACTTTCTAGGGGCTTTTTACTCTATTTAGTAGTTTACTTTGGCGTTTTTCTCCTTTACCCTATTTATATGGCTACTTTTTATGAAATAACAAACCAGGAATACGAATTTACAGAACATAATTATTGTGTTGAATGTCAAAAAGTTCCTCTCCCTCCACGAAAAACAAAATACTGTAGCAAAAAGTGTAGAGACTTATCAACTAAAAAAGCACGAGGTAATTTTGTAAATGAACAAAAGACTTGTGTTTGTGTTCGATGTGAAAAAAAGTTTCAATATGACAGACATAAGTCATCAGTTTATTGTTCTAAAGAATGTGAAAAACAAACACAGTATGAGAAAAATCGATCAGTCTTTGGTAAAAAACGAGTTACGCAAGATTTACGCACTGATGGAAAAATAGGACGTGATTGGCTTCCTGCCTGTGCTCTACCTTTAAAAGTAATGAGGGTAGTAGAAGCAGAAGCAGATAATAATTTTGTTTGGGAAGACGTAAATGAGATAGATAAAATAATAGCGGAAGAACTTCCTGTAGCAAGATACGCTGATGGAACAGTTTATGTTTCTGAAGTGGGTTTCGAAGAGTTAAGAAGACAAAAAGCTCACGAGAAAATTATGATAGAAAAAGGTTTCGGTAGGAAAGCAAGACATGGCGAAAGAAAAAAATTTATGGCTCTTGTTAAGAACCAACCTAACACAGATACATCTACAGAGAATTGAAACTGGGATGACAGGAGCAGGTGTTCCTGATGTTAATGGTTGTGGTAAAGGCAAAGAGTTCTGGATAGAACTAAAAGAAATACACTCGGGTAATCAACTCACTCTACGACCAATGCAAATCTCTTGGTTGGCTAAACGAGCATCTCATGGAGGGCAAGTCTTTGTTATGGCTAGAAAAAATGACGAAATCAAACTCTACCATATTGACAGCCTCACAGGAATAAAAGACCTAGTAAAAGGTGGCTACAAATCTGACGCTCTACTAACGCTCACAATACCCTACGATTGGGACGCTCTAACTACTGCTTTACTTTCGTAACTTTGGTAACTATAATGACCATAGTAGTAATTAAGCTACTGTCATTAACTTAGAAAGGAGAAATATATGGCACATCAAGTAGAAACAATGGCTTGGGCAGGTGACAAACCTTGGCACGGATTAGGTGTTGAAGTTGACGCTAACCTTACACCATTGCAAATGCAGGAGGCTGCACAGCTAGACTGGACTGTTAGTAAACGTCCTAGTTACACGCTAGACGCCCCCGAATGGAGCGACGATGTTGGTATTATCCAAGCGGAGAATACTTTTCACATCGTTCGTGATTCTGATAACCGAATACTATCTCATTGCGGTAGAGACTACGTTCCTATTCAAAATGAAGACGTATTCAAATTCTTTAAACGCTTTACGGAAGCTGGTCATATGACCATGGAAACCGCAGGTAGTTTAAAAGATGGCGGAGAAATATGGGGTTTAGCTAAAATCTCAGAAGACTTCGAACTGGCGGGAGACGACCTTATAAAAGGTTATCTTCTTATTAATCAACCGCATATAGTTGGTAGATCGATGACCATAAAGCTAACGCCTATAAGAGTTGTGTGTAATAACACCCTCACGATGGCATTACAGCACGGTGGTTCAGCATCTTTCCGTATGCCTCACGTTAGAGAGTTCGGTGACGACGTTATACAAGCTGCAGAAGAAGCATTAGGTTTATCTGCGACAGCTATGACCGAGTTTAGAAACAACTCTACTCTACTATCAAAAACGAAAGCTAAACACTCAGATGTTCTTGATTATGTTGGTGAAATATACCAACCATTAATGATCGCTGAGTATCGTAAAGAACAACAGCTACGTGCAGAAGGCAAAGCTATAGGTATACAAGAGCCTCTAAAAGAGAAACTGAATAAGTTTCCTTCATTAGTGGTCGATGCTCTAGATCAGAGTCCAGGTGCAAACCTGAAGTCTGCTAGAGGCACGTGGTGGGGTGCACTAAATGCAGTCACCTACGTCGAAGACCATTTACGTGAGTCGCAAACCGAAGGTAATGCTCTACATAGTGCATGGTTCGGTGCCGCAGCCAATCGTAAAAGCAAGGCTCTAGAACTTGCTCTACAGAGGGCAGCCTAGTGGAAAATCCTAAACAATACAAAATAGACGCTGATGTCTTGGGTATGGTTTGGGAGCAACTATTCGAGTCAGGCAACGATGAACTGGCTCGTGTAGTTTCCGATACTATGATCGCACAAGGTTGTCAAGAACTAGTGGGGGTAACTGATCCCTCGCTTATACTAATGTTTTGGAAAAACTACCTAGAAGAAAATGACTTGGTAAAGTTTTCTGATGATAAGCTACATTAAAAAGCCTATCATGTACTGGTTTACTTTCGTATTATTCGAAGGCATACTAGAAACTGGTTCTGCCGCAAGGTGGATTTTATTAACAAGAAGAAAGGAGAAAGCAAATGCAAACATCTACTTCTACGCCCTCTAAAAAGAGAGCACCAATAGCAACTACGAAAGTAGCTGCAAAGCCGCTGAGTAAAGCTAAAGTGACAGCGATACCTAAACCTACGAAAGCAGGTAGAGGTTCCGCAAGAACTTTATACACTTATAGTGGTAAAGCACCAGAAGGTAAGACACCGCAAATGAATGCGTTGATTACTACCTGTGTCGAAGCTAAGAAAACTGAGTTAGATATAACCAGTTTCACTGCACAGGACTTGGTAGCGTTGGCTGTGAAGAAAGGCACTTTGACTACGGGTCAAGACCCGCTTAGAATCTTTAGGTTCTATGCAAAAAGACTCGTTGATGAAGGCTACTTCGCGAAAGCGTAAATTAACAGGTGCACAGGGAAACTTGTGCACCTACTTTTTAGGAGAAACTATGCAAATAAAAATACAAAAAAGAGACGGCACGACTTTTACAACTAACGTGACCGCTCTAGCAAAAGCGATATATCCACACGTAACAGCAGATACATCTTATCATTATTCATTAGAAACAGACTTTATAAATGGCGTTATGGACGCTATTGAACAACTTACAGAAGTAAGAGATGATGAACGATAACGACAAGATAGTATTGGTTTTCGCGTGGTTTCTGTTAGTAGTTTACTTTGCGGTTTTTCGTATGTAGACTATATATATAACTATTTAAGAAAGGAGAAATGTTATGCCAAATCATTGTCAAAATCGTGTAGAAATACATTGTGAAACAGTAGAACAAACTTTAGAAATAAAAGAATTTTTACATTCTGAAGAAACTTGTTTCGATTTAAATAATATAGTTCCAAAACCAAATTTTGAGAAAACACCATTAACAGGTAAAGAAACTAATTTTATGGGAGAAAAATCAGAACTTGGTAAAGTTGGTGAATTACCTATAAAAGATGAGGAATTTCCAGAAGCAATCGGCACATTTTGGAAGTTTGCCAGCACTGGTAAACAAGACGATAGGTGGTATTCTTGGCAAATACTAAATTGGGGAACTAAGTGGAATACTTATAGTGATGAGTTATCTTATATAGATGACGATACTTGTTTATATTACCATTTTGATACTGCGTGGTCGCCACCAGAAGAAGCAATCGAAGCCTTGCGTAAAATCTATACTGAAGATATGGGCGTTCATATAACTGCTTGGTTTGACGAACCTGCTATGGAAATCGGGGGGTATTATTAATGTCACTTAAAAAACTAATGGCAGAGACTGCGAAAATGGTAGACTTTTTCAATACATTGACTGATGTTGATGTTGAGATGATCGAGTTCATCGATGAAGCTGTTGATGAAAATAAACGACCTAATCTCAAAGATTTCGAGGAAAAGTTTTCACACGATACTCGACCACGTAATGAACTGTTATCTGATATATCTAGAAAATATATCGATTACTGGCATAGATACAAACCAGGAACTGAAGGTCTAATTAAAACAACCTTATCATGGTATGACCCTCATCACGAGGGCTACCATGAAGTTGGTTCTGATAGGGAGCTTCACTAATGTCTTTTCAAGATAAAGTAGAAATAACTTTATTTACTAGTGATGTTATGAATAAAACATACAACGATTTATTACAACTTACACTAGATAAAATTAAGAAAAAACAAGAAAAACCAGAAGATAACAATAATCAGATTTGGATTAAAGTAACAGGTTATCCTGATGATCATAAGGCTGGTTTATAATCGTATGCTGCACTATATAATATACTTATGTTAAAACTATATACATACAACATTTCAAGTCCTGATAAAGGTTTTTATAGTTTATCTTTATCAGGCAACACAACGAGGTTAGCGGAAAATGTGGATAGCTATTAAAGACCAAATCCAGTTAAGTTGCAATAAACTTTATGAACAACGCCTCACCTATTTCACAACTAAGAAAGGAGAAATATATGAAAAACCTAGAAGAAACCTTAGTAAAGATAGTTGACTCTATCGATACTATAGTCACTACACAACGTAGTGTTCAGGAGTTTATGCAAGGACAGTTAGAAGCTAACGAGTTCCTAGCTAAACGCATAAAAGAGCTAGAAACTAAAGTTATGATGGCAGAGCATACAAATCGCGTCATAGACACTATTTCTGGAATTATACCTACTACTGAGATGCAAGATGTTGAGTCTACGAGAGATTAAAAAGCAAACATTACCACATATTGTCGAGTTATCTAAGTGGCTTAATCTTACGGATGAGCAGATTTTAGATGCTTATAAATGGGTGTATGAAGTTATATATGACTATCACCGAGTTTACGAGCCATATCAATCGATCAAGCGTGGCGATGTTCAATACTTTTTCGATTTGTGGTGTGACCAGTATTTCGTTGACCCTGCGCCTGCAGAGCCTCACGATGAGTGGGGTGCACCTATACAGGAGGCAAACTAATGGAAAATAAAGCTTTTGACAACTTTTGTGAGCATATGTATAACGAGTATCTTCACGAAAAATCTGCTTATCAAGAAACGGATATAAAATCTAAAGAAGATTATATCCAAAATAACAAATCGTTTTTACGAGAAAAATTCAGAAAGGAGAAAAACTAATGGCATTAAAGCTAAAAAGACTTAATAAGCCATATTCAAAGATGACTGCACAAAATGGATATCACAAATCTGGTGAATCTGTATATGGCTTTGGTGATTTTAGGATTAAAGATACATCTTTTGGTTGGGATATATTTGATGGTGAAAAGCAACTTAACCACCCAGTAGAATCGATGCCTACTCTGAAACGAGCAAAGCAATTTTTGTCTGACTACTTAGAAGGTAAGACTAAAGAATTTGACAGTCAAGGGTTGGGCATTTTTCACATTCAAACAAAGAAATAATTTCACATACATAGGAGAACGAAATGGGATGGATTCCAATAGCTAGAGTAGAAGACTGGGGTAAGGAAAAAGGCTTAATCGGAGATAAAGCAAACCCAGATAGACAAATGCTCAAACTAATAGAAGAAGTCGGTGAAACGGCTAGAGCACTCGCCTATGGTGACCAAGAAGGATTAAAAGATGGCATAGGTGATTGTGTGGTGGTGTTGATTATACTAGCAGCACAGAATAATATGACTCTATTAGAGTGTATGGACGCCGCATGGGACGAAATAAAAGACCGCACTGGTAAACTCGAAGATGGCTTATTCAAAAAAGATGGCGACTCGTAGGCTAGGTTACATTGGCGTTGCTCTTTTATATACTATAAGGGTAAGTTAATCAAACTATTAGAAAGGAGAAATTATGAATATATGTTCTTACTGTAGAGACCCTGAGTGTCGAGTGCCAGAGGCACGAGCACGACTAGGCTACACTACATGTATTGATTGCGGTGAGCAGGTAGCTTCTAAACTGACTGAGCAACGTAAAAAGCAGACTGCACCTGCTTACAATAAAGGTGCATACCAATATATAACTATAAATGATACTAAGAGTATCGGGAGATAACTATGGACGTAACTGATATTAACGAAGTGAGATGTAGCATTAAAGGTTGCTACATCGAGCCATTACGACACCCTGAAACAGGTGAGGTTGTGTGGACTGGTGGTAATAATGCCCAGCCTATTAACGATGGTAGATGCTGTGATGACTGCAACGCGACAGTTGTGATACCTGCACGTATCGCATTGATGGAGAGTAATAATGGGTCTTGATTGTTATATAGTGCATGGTAACGACCATGACAAAGCATTTACTAGCGAAGATGCAGAGGAATTAAAAGACGTCCAATTATGTGGTAGCATGTTTACCAGTGGTCATGGTAGCGATGGCTCGTTTAGAGGCAAAGTCTACGAACCTTTGATAGATGACCTTATGCAACATGAGGGAGGTATCTGGCATAAAACAGAACACGATGCTCCTCCATATGTTACAAGTGAGGAGCTAAAAGAACAGGCTGAAGCGTTAGAAGAATTTTTACATACTGTTAGAGAAGAATATGGTGTGTCTGGTAGCGACCCTAATGATACAAACTGTCCTTTAGATATTGATGACGACACTATAGTTTATCAAGTAGATGATTGGGCTGAATATACATTAGGCGAAGTTAAAGACCTAGCGACTTTACTCGGTGTTGCTGGTAAGCGTGGTGCGGTAATGCACGTATGGTGGTAAAGCATACTGGTATAAACTGGGGTTGCTGTTTGCTATACTATATATAGTAATAAATAAGAAAGGAGAAATTTATGAAAAAACTATACCAATTATATCTTGAATCAGAAGGCGGAGTATTACTTCATGTCTGTGTCTGCACAGTCGACGATGTAAAGGATATTCTAGAGTATTATGGTGAACTCTACCAAACTATAGTAGAGAGTAAACTCTACCTAGATATGTCGATTGAATCACTTACTTCTGATCCTATACTACAAAATTATGAAACTGCTAGTGGTGAAATATTAGAAGACATGGAGACAGGCGAGCAGTTTGTCTATACCTATGGCTGGAGCACTGAGACCGACGGCTATTGGTGTGAGCTTCTACCCTACAAAAAAGAGAAATCCATCACCCCCTAAATTTACTCCTCGATGGATTATTCTTTGACCCCGCTTCGGCGGGGTTTTTTATGGGGCGGTGGTTGACGGCTGGGTTACTTCGCTTTGTTTCTTAGTTATAATATACCTAGTAATAAAAACTATAATAGAAAGGAGAAATTATGAGTAAAGAAATATACGAAAACATACAGCGAGAGTTGGATAAAAATCGAGTGGACGAGTGGCATTCGGTGATACCATTATCAGAAGATGGATCTTGTTTACTAGACGATTTAGCGGAGGTGAGTAACCCAGAGCTTATCGAAGGAGTAAATGGATTAGCGTTACATGATACGATGAGGATTCAACCAAAGAATTCTTATACTACTACAGCGTATTCATTACTGTTTGAAGACGTTGATTATATTTATAATATATTAACCGTAGAGTCAGGCGACCAACATGCGGGACATTTAGCTCAAATCACGAGACACGACAAACAAAAACATATAGTGACCCGTGAAGAATGGGAAAATAGTTACACTTGTGGATAAAAAGGAGAAAGAAATGAACGAAGCATACATTAAGATAAATCGTAAGTTAGATACTTACATGCAAGATGAATGGAACGCTACCATTCTTTTCAGTGAGGAAGGTGGTGAGTTAGCCGACGAGTTAGTAGCTTTGATTGGACCAGGAGGAGTGGTTGATGGTTTCGAAGTTGTGATTGACGAGACTAAGAAAGGCTGGGGACCGAATGATGAGATCAAAGCAATAGTTTTTCGAAGTAATGATGTAATGTATTATATTTTTGGCGAAGGAGACAGTCATCAATATTATGCTACGATAACTAGGCGTTATCTACACGACCACGGAGAAGACTATCCTTATGGAGTGACCGAGTCAGCGGTCTACTACGACGAAAACGGAATGTAAGATTATCCCTCCCCTCTACCCTCGATCAGCGTTCCGTTGGTCGAGGGTTTTTTCTATTGAATCTATGTGTATTGTTATTCTGTAAAAGAAAAAAGTTTTTGAAAAAATAATCGTAAAACTACTAATATCACTAATATACTAATAGAATCAGGCTACAAGGCTCTTGGTTATTGGATTGTTGTGATTGTCAAAAGTAATAGATTTTCTATTAGTTATTACAAATGTATGGTAAGATACCTAGAGGGCATGAGAAAAGTATATAATTGATATAGTTTTCTAATATTATTATAATAACATTTGGTAAGTCCAGGAGATACGATGAAACAGCTAACATACACATCATTAATGCCGACAGAAGATGGTAAAGCATATGTTGATGACAAGGGTAAGATATGGCAACCGCTCAACTCAAAGCAAAAACTGTTTTGTAAGGAGTATTTGAAAGGACAAACAGCTACTGAATCAGCTATTAAAGCAGGGTATACAAAGGACAGGAAGGGAGCGAAGACACAAGGCAGTGTTCTACTAAATCATAACCCAGTTGTTAGAAACTACCTCATCGACTTGGAAATCGCAGCCTCAGAGAAGGACGCAGTTTCTCTAGAGAACCATTTGTCCACTCTCCACGAACTACGGGAAGAGGCAAAAGAGCAAGGTCAGATATCCGCAGCCATCACAGCGGAGGTCCATCGAGGCAAAGCAGGTGGACTCTACATTGATAGACGCGAGATCCTGACCGCGAAGATCGATATGATGTCCAAAGACGACATACTCACTCGACTTGAAGAAATGATCAAGAAGCGAGCAAGCGAGTCAAACGTGATCGAAGGTGAGTTCTCCAAAAAGGATTGAGCTCAATCAATCTACTCTACTCTACTCTACTCTACTCTATCAACACCAACGGACCACGAACCCATACCCGAGAACAAAAGACGAAGAGACGATTAGAAGAAGAGACGATTCCTGCCTTCTGTGATCCATTTATTAAAAGTAAATTAGTTTCTATTAGTGGTTGCTTTCTTAAAGTAAAGTAGTATAATGAATGCATGGTTAGGTAATTAAGCCTACCAGTTTTCAAGAAAGGAGAAATATTATGAAAACAGAAAAAACTATAGATACTAACTACAAAGCACCAACTGGTCGTAGTTATTCCAACGATGCAATTATTACATTAGTTGCAACGCCTACAGGTAAACTGCCTGCTCAGGCTGGTAAAATTATCGAGTGCTTAGTGAAAGCTAAAGACCACACGATGACAGTCCAGGACCTTATCGGTAAAGATGAGGCTGGGTTAGATAGTAAACTGGATGAGGTTGGACTTCAAACAGTGCAGACACCTAGAAAGATCTGGCAGTTCTACAAAGCTAGATTGGTTTCGGATGGTCTGATAACTGTCAGCTAATCACGATTGGGCGACTTCGGTCGCCCTTTCTTTCGTTCAAATCTATCGTCTCTTGCTCTACTCTACTCTATCACTCTACTCTACTCTACTCTACCCTTCGCCTGTTCACCCACCCGCCCTCCCACAAAGAATAGAAGAAGAGACGAAGAGACGAACAAGGTAAGTAGCTTATAGGTAAAGAGACGAGCCAAAAATAAACTTAAAATAAATAGTAAAGGGGTATTTACAAGTAAAGCGGTTAGTAGTACAATTACCTTATTACTTAGTTAAAGCGGTACTAATTAATAACTAAACTATAATAAACCGCTAAATAGGAAACTATAAAAATGAAAAACGTAAATAAAACTAACGCTACTACTACTAAAACTAGCTTAATAGATACTAACTATAAAGCCCCTAGCGGACGTAGTTATAGCAAGGACGCGGTTATTACTTTAATAACTAATAAAGGTAAAGTACCAGCCCAAGCGGGTAAAATACTAGAAGCCTTAACTAAAGCCCCTAACCATACGCTAACCGTAGAGCAGTTAGTAGGTACGGACGAAGCGGGTTTAAATAGTAAGTTAGACGAAGTAGGTTTACAAACAGTACAAACGCCTACTAAAATCTGGTCCTTCTATAAAGGTATGTTGGTATCTAAAGGGTTTATAACTGTAAGTTAATACCCTTTCCGCTCCCTTAAAACCCCGCTCCTTGCGGGGTTTTTCTTTTCCCGCTCCCCTATCTACTTCTATCCCTAAATCGCTTATACGCTACCCCTATACCCCCTTTTACGGTCGCCTGCTGGGTCCCACCCGCCCGCCCCTGGACTTGCATCCGCTTTTGCAAGTAATTTATGAATAAGTCCCTAGTGTAAAAATTTTGCGAAAAAATTTTTTTCGAATATACTTTATAGATGGCAGGAATACTTGACATACTACAAACCGATACACCAGACACTTTTGCTGGTCCTTTAAACATGTATTCCCCACCAGAACAAGAACCAAATAGACTTAATGAATTATTATCAGAACTAGGCGAACAAGAACGTTTTGATGCGTTACAGTACATAAGAAAAGCAGATAGACAAAAGTTTTCTCCAGAATATATCTATAAAAAAGACTATAAGAAAAACCCATACAGCTTCTTCGGTGACGGGTACGATGCTAATGTAGATTTCGAAGTAAACCCACAAGCGATGGAAAAAGAGTTTTCAGACTTTCTTAAAGTAATAGAAAACACAGACAACCTCGATAGTGTGTTTGGTTCAGGAACACTTTCTCCTTTTGCAGAAGATTTGTTACCAGCAATAGGAGCATATAAAGAAAAACACCAAGCGTTACCTAGTTCTTTTAAAGATTTCCTTATGAATAGATATTCATTGAAAACATAATGGGGTTTAAGGTTAGTTTAATCCTTGGAGGTCTCTTGGTTGCTAGTTTAGCAGGGTCTACATATCTATTTAACCAATTAACACAAGCTAAAGCCAATCAAATAGTTCTAGAAGATAAAATATCAGAACAAAACGAATCAATAAAACAATACTTAGCTAAACAAGAACAGCTGTCCGCGAGTCTTGGTACGTTAGAAGCGGAAAAACAAGACGCACTCCGTGAGGTCAATAAACTTAGAAACACATTTGCTAAGCATGATCTAGATAACCTTGCGTTGAACAAACCAGGATTAATAGAAAAGATTGTTAATAAAGGCACAAAACAAGTCATGAATGACTTAGTAGAGCTAACTTCGGTCCAGAAGGAATCCCCCAATGAAGATCAATAATTCCTACCATTTAGTTTTGCTAAGCTCATTCTTCTTTGTTACAGGTTGTTCGTTAGTACCAACTAAACCTGTTGAGGTGAATACGATTGCGTTACCTGCACCTATGTACCACCCACCATTACCAATGGAGATTCAAGCCGTTGGTGTTGAATGGAAAGTCCTCACACCAGAAATCATGGCTGAATATTTACAACTCGTTGAAGAAGGTAAAGCTCCTGCGGTTGCCTACTATGCTTTAACCACGCAACAATATGAAAATTTATCGATGAACATGGCTGATATAACTAGGTACACTAAAAACATTTTATCCATAGTTGAGTATTACAGGGAATACGATAAAGATGACGAATAAAGACATACATGGTAATGTTGATTTTAGAAAAGACCATATAGCAATATTCGATGACTTTTTTAAAGACGATAATTGTCAAGAGTTTTTACATCATTTTGAGGTAATGAAACAACGGGGACACGCTTTAACAAGAAACCAATACGATACAAATAATACTTTAGAAAAAGCAGACACTTCTGTTGGTTTTGGTAATTTTGGTGCAGAAGGTGCACTACCGCTTGAAGAAACTAAGTTTAATTTACACGTTCACGGGTTTACAAAATTTATGCATGAAGTAATTTTAAAAATTTATGCAGAAAAATATTGCCCTGTTTTAGTAGATAACTTAGTTGTGTTTGAAGGAAAGGTACAAAAAACGTTACCAGGAGAAGGATATCATCAGTGGCACGCAGAAAACACAGGCTCTCTTCATAGAAATAGAGTTCTTGCATGGTCTTTATTTTTGAACGATGTAGAAGAAGGTGGCGAAACTGAGTTTTTGCATCAAAATACAAGAATTAAACCTAAAAAAGGTCGTATGTTAATTTTTCCTGCGTACTTTACCCACATACATAGAGGTAATCCACCACTAAGCGGAGAAAAATATATAGCTACAGGATGGGTAGAATATAAATAAATGAAAACGGATCAATGGCACGGAGGCAAAGGCAGCAAACCACGACCCACTGACCGCGATAAGTTCAACGAGGCTTTCGATAGAATATTCAAAACCAAAGAAAAAGAAACAAAAAGAAAACCACCCGCGAACCAAGAACTCCACTCCTAACCTTTTCTCCTTTACTTTTATTTTACTTGTTTTCTTTTCAAATGGTCAGCGTTTAGCATATACTTGGTAGATGAATCCGATCCTAGCAGCAATGTTATCAAAGATAGGTGCTAATGTAGCTACTAACGTAATTACCAATAAAATACTTGGAGACCCAGAATATCCCGCTCAACTAGGGTATGGCACAGACCCTACCCCACGTCCTGGACCTTCTATGGAGTTAGAACTACCAGAAGGCAGTGAGTTTGAATCTTTGTTAGAAGACGCTAGTTTAGACGAAGAAGAATTAGCATTATTAATACAACTACTCAGCGATAAAGAAGAGACGCCTTTGGGGTTAGCTAACGGTGGAGGTGTTAGTGACTCTGCAATTACTGTTTATGGAACACGCCCTCCTGAAGTCGCAAAAGCAAACCAACTTAATGATCTTTATATGCTTATGTTAGAAGGTGCAAATAAGATGGGAGAGTCTTTTCCAGGATATATAAACCGTCACCATAAAAATGAATTAGCACAAGAAAACTATGACATTTTCATGAAAAAATATGACGCAGACAGGTTTAATTTTGAAAATTTTGAGAAAGATATGGACCCTGTTTTGTTAGACGCGATGAAACAACAAAAAAGTATTTTAAATGAAATAGAAAAAGATAGTCTTCGAGGAATATCTAGCGGAGAGTATACACGTTTATCTAATGGTGGAGAGATTGATTTTAGAGACTTTCCTATGTTAGATGATGTTATCTTAAACACCGACATTCTTGGTAATTATACTCTTGATAATCCAAGACTTGGAACAATAGGACCTTACGAACCCTCACCGTTAGAAAAACAACGTCAGGGAATAGCTAGTTTTATAATGAAATATGCTCCAGAAGAAGGTTTTGGTTCGTCTTATAAAGACCCTTATTACGCAAATAAGTTTGCGGAAGATATAACTTTTTTATCTGAACTTATTCCAGGATTCGGTGACGTACAAGGCATACGTGAAGGGGAGTATATGGTAGAGGAAGGTAATCCTCTAGCAGGTGGAATAATGATGGGGGCAAGTATGCTACCTCTTGTTCCAGGATCATTTATCGCACGTAAAGTAACAAAACTACAACAAAAAATTAAACAAGGTAAGTTTGACGAACAACGTGAACTGCGGAATGCTGCTTCAGGTGATGGTGATGCTGCCTATAATGCCGCAGAACGACATAGGAAAAGTTGGCAAAAAGATGAAAAAACTTTAAATGAGATAATAGCTAAAGAAAAAGCTAAACCGAATCTAGAACCAAAAGTAACTCCTAAAGAACCACCTAAAGTAGTACAAGGAGAATTAGACTTAAAACCTAAACAAGATTTATTGTTTCATGGTAGCCAAACTAGACAACTTGAGAAATTAGAACTTCCTAAAGGTCAAGGAACTTCTGAAGGAGGTATTTATACTTTAGTAAACCCAACAGACCCTCGATTTAAAGATTATGCCTTCGGCAAACCCAGTAGAGGAGGTCCAGGATCTGGATATGTTTTACAACCTAACTTTGAAAAAACATTAGACATAAATAATATGCCTGACAGTGTATTAAATAAATTACAAAATTTAGAAATGTATCGAGGACGTCCGAGCAGATTAGGGTCAGAAAAACTAGACTTTGATTTAAACACGATACTACGTGGCGACAAGTATTTGGGTAATTACCCGACAAATATTAATACAGAACTCTCTGATATATTTACTAAAGAAGGATATGATGCATTACGTTTTCCTAAAAGAAAAATGACAGGAGAAGCAGAAACAATAATATCCTTAGACCCAAGCAAGTTAGATATAGTAGACGAAATACCTTACGAAGATTTAGATGATTTTATAAGAACTTTTTTGAATGACTAGTAACGCTGATAAGTTAAAAGCTTTAAAAAACATAGACCTTTCACATTTAGATAAAGCTGAAGCTAAAGAGTTTACAGTTTTATTAGAAGAATTAGAAAAACGAGAGTTTCAAGAAAAAGCTACAAGCACTTTTTTAGATTTTGTAAAATCTATTTGGTCTGAATTTATTAATGGCGATCATCACGTAAAAATGGCAAAAGCTTTTGATGATATAGCTACAGGTAAATTAAAACGTTTAATTATTAATATGCCACCTAGACATACAAAGTCTGAGTTTGCTTCACATTTATTTCCTGCGTATCTGTTAGGTAAAAACCCTAAACTAAAAATTATAGAAGCAACCCACACCGCTGACCTTGCAATTAATTTTGGTAGAAAAGTTAGGGATTTAATTGATGGTGAAGAATATAAAGAATTATTTCCTGAAACAGAACTAAAAGCAGATAGCCGTTCTGCAGGTAAATGGTTAACTAATAAAGGTGGTGAATATTACGCAGCAGGTATCGGTGGTGCGTTAGCGGGTAGAGGTGCTGATTTGTTTATTATTGATGACCCACACTCTGAACAAGACGCTATGTCTGATAAAGCGATGGATGAGGCTTACGAATGGTTTATGGCAGGTCCTCGACAAAGGTTACAACCTGGAGGTGCAATCGTTATAGTTATGACCCGTTGGAACAAAAAAGACTTAACAGGTCGATTAACTAGAAAAATGGCACAAGATGAAGGTTCTGATCAGTGGGAAATTATAGAATTTCCTGCAATTTTACCTAGCGGCAACCCTCTTTGGAAAGAATTTTGGAAACTAGAAGAACTTGAAAGCATAAAAGCATCGGTTAGTCCGTCTAAGTGGGCGGCACAATACATGCAAAGACCAACAGGTGAAGGTATTTCGATTATACCTAAAGAATGGTTTAAAATTTGGGATGAAAATAAACCACCTACTTGCGATTATTTAATACAAAGTTACGATACAGCGTTTTTAAAATCAGAAAGAGCTGACTTTACTGCGATAACAACGTGGGGAGTTTTTTATCCTGAAGGGAAAATCGGTGAAGAAATATATCACGGTAACGAAGCACATTTAATTTTAATAGATTGTATCAAAGAACGTTTTGATTTTCCTGAATTAAAAGCAGAAGCATTACGTTTGTATGAATATTGGACACCAGACACCGTAATTATTGAGGCTAAAGCTAGTGGTATTCCATTAGTACAAGAATTACGTAGAGTAGGCATTCCCGTAAATACTTTTAGTCCAGGAAAAGGTCAAGATAAAATCGCAAGGTTAAATTCTGTGTCACCTATTTTCCAAGATGGACGCGTTTGGGTGCCTGATAACAGATTCGGAGAAGAACTCATGGAAGAAGTTTCTGATTTTCCAGGAGGCGAAAACGATGACCTAGTTGATGCTACAACATTAGCGTTAGCAAGGTTTAGAGAAGGTGGTTTTTTACAATTAACCAGTGACTATTTAGAGGAAGAGGAGTATTATGATGGCGAAAGGGTTTATTATTAATCAAAATCATACTATGATTTATCAACATGGCTATTGAAAAACAAGCAATTTCTGCAGT